TGACAATCTGGTCCACCAGATGCGCCATCACTATCTAAAATTAAACATTTCTTTACATCACGAGTTCGAGGATAAAGTTATCCCCCAAATCGAAAAAGTCGTCGTTGATAAGCCACCTATTCAAGGGACCATATTACAGGCCCGAATGAAGAAGATGCAGTTCATGAAAGTATTAAGAAAAGGAATTTCAATCGACGATGACAAAGAGACTAATCTACAAATCGCAAAAACAAATGGTTATTATAGTTATAATCAATTGATGGATAAACTGAGCGAGAACGATACCGTAGATGAGACTGATAAATTAAAAGCGTGGAGGAAACTTACATATGATGAACAAAAAGAGAAATTAATTACTTTCGCAGAGAAGTTCAAAATAACTATGGATAAAGATGTTTGGGATGAATTTCAGAAGGATATTTTTAAAAAATTGAAGGCGAAATATTTTGTGGGTAGTTCCATTATTAATTGGCACAAAAATTCGCAGAGTATTCTGGAAATCAATAATTTAGTAATCCACCCGTCATGTTTTTATTGGAATGAAGAATAGTTTAGTAAAACTATTTTTATAGATAATATTTTTTTCTTCTAAAAATTAATGTTAATCGCAATATTAATAATAATAATAATAGTTGTCGCAATAATAAATACGAAAAGAGATTGCGAGGAAAAATATATAAATAAACCGAAAGTTCTTGGAGGACCCCCCCCAAACTATACAGATTATAATACGGATTTGACACATATATCAAATGACCCCAGTGGAGAACCCCTCGCATTCGACGAGAAGAACAATTTCAATTATACTCAATTATATTACGCCTTTTTGGTCCAGTTGTTCAAGCGCATATCAGAGAAGTCGAAAAAATACGAGAAGAAGTTGGTCCGCGATTATGCGAAGAACACCATTGATTATCACAATATGGACAAGCTGAATATAATGATTCGCCCCCTCCTTGATAAAATGAACGAGCTATCCGAGAACCGGACCGACTTTTGGTTAGTCGGCTATGAGTCGTGGAAGATATACGAAGTCGCGGATTCGCCCCTCAAAATAAATCAGGTCGATTGTTTCGTGTATGAGCGCGTGGGCTGGACGCAGATTCGCCTCTTGTTCGAAATCTGCGAATTACCTAAGAAGGACCAAATCGGAAAGTATGATTGTAAGCAGGGAGGTAATTCGAAGAATATTGCGGAACTGACGACACCGGAGTTTCCCTTTTATCACGTGGGGACCCCCAGCGAGGACCAACTTATTCCGACACCGACGAGTGTTCTTACATCGGGGAATCAGGTGGATTCATTTAAAGGCGTCGCATTCCCTATTCCTTGTCCATTTGAGAAAATCTGGGTGAACTGGATTGAGATTGTGAATTCGAGTTTGGTATTGAATGCGTTCGAGAAATTCGAGAACAAGGAAATCAAAGGGTTCGATAAGCCCGTGTTCGATTACACGCTCTGGAAGAAGAAGGAGAACAGCCCCTATCAATTACCGGCGCGTATTGAGAATCAATGGATTACTTTGGACACGCAACCGAAGGGTGAGAAGGCGTGGCCGTGTGGAGTACATGATTACACTTGGAATAGTCAGGGAGTCCAGAGCCGAAAACAGCGCCCAGAGGGGGGCAAAGATTGTCGGGGGATACGGAAAGGGTTGGAGCAGGAGCCACTCACTGCGAGTTTGGACCCGAGTATGTTCAACTACCCCCGCGGTATTACACAATACACTTGGTTGTTTGCGAATTCGAATCGGGATATGGGTCTACAATACGAAGGATATTAGAGAAAAATTTTTCAAATAAAAATAGTTTTTATTTGTTAAATATATTTTTATATTCGTAATATTATTGAAATGCTACACGTTGGAGGTAAAAACGCAAACAAGAAGACATCTTCTTCTGATTCAAAACGCCATTTTACAGTTGTTATGGGAAACAAGGAGCATGGCTTGTATGTTTCTTCGAGTCCATCTTCCGCGGCCAGAAAAGCTGTTTCAAAATTATGCGCTACTGACAAAAAGAGGAAAGTTGAATTTAAGATTAGAGAGATTACTCAGGGATCAAAAAAGAAGACTTACGGTCCCTATTTAGGAGCGATAGAGAAACTTAAAGAACCAATAGAACTCAAAGGTCGTGTTATTCGGTATAAACCAGTCGCTAAATTGAGAGGGAAAATAAGTAAAAAAATGAAGGGAGGAATCATACTTGGTATAGGTCAAGAAGGAGTTGTTTTACATCCAAATATAAATAATAAAAGAACAAATCAAGTATCAAAATTAATACAAATACCAAATGAAAAAATAAATGAATTAATTGAGTTTGAAACTAAATTAAATGATATAGACCGCAAAGGACAATTTCATGTTAAAATGATACCTGAAAAATCTGGTAAATTATCTCAAAAATTTAATAATATAAACGGAATAAATTCCGAAAATAAGATTGAATTTAAACAAAAAATGAAAATCATACAAAATAATGGTAATCGTATAATTGAACCAAACTTTAAAATTACATATGAATATGGTGGTATCTCTATTGAACACTTTTTAGAAAATTATCGTAATTATGAAGAAATGATTGATCCGACGTTTTGTAAAAATATATTACTTGGAATTGCAAATATTTTTGAAGGTCTACATAGATTTCATATAAAAGGAATACACCATTTAGATTTACATGCAGGTAATATTGTTTTTTTACTTGGTAATTCAGCAAGAGGTAATCCAGCACATGGTAATTCAGCAAGAGGTAATCCAGCACTTGGTAATTCAGCAAGAGGTAATCCAGCACATGGTAATTCAGCAAGAGGTAATCCAGCACTTGGTAATTCAGCAAGAGGTAATCCAGCACTTGGTAATTCAGCAAGAGGTAATCCAGCACTTGGTAATTCAGCAAGAGGTAATCCAGCACATGGTAATCCAGCAAATATGCGTATTATTGATTGGGGAAATTTATTAGAACCATTAAGAGGTGATCCTTATGTAGAAAGTTTATTTTCTTTTAATAATGAGTGTATTATACGACTTATTGAAATATTAAAAAGATTTGATAAAAAATTAAATGTTGTAAAACTTGATGAATTTTTAAAAATACCTGATTTATTAATATTTAAGAAAAGAAAAGGTATTAATGAAACTCTTCAAACAAATCCTGAGAAAATTACAAATTTACCAAATATAATTATTAAATTTGTTGAAAATTTTGATATTTGAAAGATTACTCAGGAATCGAATAAAAAGGTTTATGAACCGCTACTTAAAGATAAATAGTTTCTTCGAATAATTTTAGTTTACAGTTATTTTCAAATAAAATAGTTTTTATTTGTTAAATATAATGGGAAACTTTTTTTGTAGGAAGGCGGAGACGGCCGTTGTAAAAGCAGATTACTCCAACAATTTTTTTGAAAAGACGGACAGTATTCTGAAAACGACGGATTTGACGGACAATCAGAAGATACTGTTTAGGCGCAGATACATGAACAAATTACACTCATTTCGTAATTACAAACACATCTACGCAGTTTGGTTTTATTTACACAGATTCCTCGCGACGACGCTCGGGGTTGCTATACCGGCGCTACTATCCATTCAATATTATTTCGGGGATGGTTCGATGAATAATCCAGTGTATTGGACGGCGTGGGGCCTGTCCATTTTTGGAGGTTTCGTTACGGGGTATAACAACATTTTCAAAGTGGACCAGCGCTATTTTCTTTTGAGAACGATTTACCAAAAGATGAAGAATGAAGGATGGGTTTTTATACTTCTTTGTGGAAAATACAATATAACTCCGGATGAAACAAACGCGCGTCATCAAAGGAGCCATCGCGAAGTATTCGTTATATTTATGGAATCAATTGAGGAAATCATTGAGAATTATAATAAGAATGACATGGAGACTGTTATGGCGATTGATAGTAAAGTCAAGGGCGACGCGATTACTGATTTGCTAAAAGGGCGCAGTATAGAAGATGGGGAGCAGGGAAAGGAAATGGTTATACCAGCGAGTGGAGGGGGCGCGGTTGTCGCAGGAATTCCGGAGATGCGATTGAATCTTCCGGTGCTGAATTAAGATTTTCTTTAAGAGATTGTTTTATTAAAGAAAATTGGATGTGATTATATGTGTAATTACCGCTGTACTCTATCAATTATACGTTTAAGGAACATATCGCGTGTCATATCTTCATCCGATTTATCCGTATTATCTTTAATATTAATGGGCTCGTGAGTAGACCTAGTAAAATAACCTATTAATAATTTTAAAACATTATTTATATTGTAAATATTTTTATTCGTTTCTTCTGATGATGTAAGAATAAAACTCATATTTCTTTTATTCTTATCTAAAAATTTTATTAAATTATTCGTACTTAATTTTCTATAAAATTCTTTATAAAAATCTTTATATTTTTGGATATGGGCCTCATATCTCAACATATTTTGGGAATTTAAATGAGTTCTTGTTTCGAAAATATCTATTGGTTCGGGATTATGTATTGGTTCGGGATTATCTATTGATTCAGTATATTCTAATGTCAAAGTATATTTATTATCTGAAGGACCATTTTCAATTTTAAAATTGTATTTTGTATGTGGTATTGTTGTAAAACATTGATATAATCCCCCCCCCCGCATAGATTTTTTCTTCTTTTTTTTAATACCATCTTTATCAAGCCTCTTGTGTCGTTGCTTCATATGTTTATCAGCCTCTTTCTTTGTAATATATTTCTTGATAACTTTACCATCCTTTGCTTCAACAATTAAAATAGAACCTCTTTTCTTGGCTCCTCCGGTTTTGCTTTTCTTCAATAATTTCGCGACTGGCTTGTATTTGATTACGCGACCTTTCAACTCAATTGGTTTCGCCAATTTTTCGATGTATCCTAAATAGGGTCCGTAAGTCTTCTTGATTGATTTTTGGGTTGTTTCCCTAATTTGGAATTCCACTTTCCTCTTTTTATCCGTGGCGCAGAGTTTGCTGACGGCCTTTCTGGCCGCGGAAGATGGGCTTGAAGAAATATAAAGACCGTGCTCCTTATTTCCCATAACAACAGTGAAATGGCGTTTGGTAGAAGATGAAGAAGACTTCTTCTTTGCGTTTTTACCTCCAATTTGTGGCATTTTATAATATTACGAAGAATAATATTTTAGGAACTTTTTTTTGATAAAGCATTCAAATCAATTCTCCATGCTTGATCTTGAATTAAATAATTAGATAGTGATGGTAATGATCTTTTTTGCTTTCCCTTTTTAGTTTCTCTGGCTTTTTTTGTTATTCGATTGAATATTATAGAATTAAAACTTTTATTCTCTGTTGATATTGAATATAATGGGTCAGTACAATTTTCTGAATTACAATTTTCTGAATTACAATTTTTTGAATATAATGTTTCAATATATTTTTCCAAACTTCCATATTCACTAAATATATTAGTTGCTTCTTCATCAAAATCTACATCACGATATACTATTTCTGGATCATCATAAAAATAGTTGGTAACTCGATCAATCAAAAATTTTTTAATAAGATTAATTTCATCTTGAATACGAGTTTTCTTATATATATTTATACAAATATGATAACTATTTTTATTACAAAATTTCTCTATTAATATATCTTCTATATTAATAGAGAAATTTTTATATAATTTATCAAGTTCACTATTTAAATAACCATTTCTTATCGCAAGACCCGCAACATATTCTGAATATTCATTTAATATTTGTCGAAAATCAATAGAATCAATAATATTTTCAGATATTTTACAATATTTTTTAAGAGTATCTTTTAATCGTGTTAATAATTTTCTCTTTTGGTTTTCATCATTATCTTGAACTATCGCATTTATTTCGGAATAAAAATTACTTTTTTCTCTTTTAGAATTTTCTAAATCCTTATATATTCTTTGTTGTTTATCACTTAAATTCTTTAATTGCTGCTTTCGATTTTCAGTTTCTAATTCTTTATCAACTGCGCGTCTTATAGTATTATAAAAACCTTCATTATCGTCAAGAAATTTTTTTAGTATTAATAAATCATCTAATGGTATTGTGTTAATATTTATATGTTCTGTATGTTCAGAATAGCGAAATCCTTGATTCAAAATGAATTTATCAAATATTGCTGTTTTATTATTTCCAAAACCACTATTATATGCTACAAATTTATAATATGGTACTTTTCCTTCTCTCATGTTAGTTAATCCAAAAAATAACTGCGGTTCTTTAAAAAACGTACTTTTTTTTTCAAAAACAGGTTTTGTTTGGTTTAGTCTATTTACATCTATAAGCCTTATAAAATTATGTTTATCTATTCCCCCCCCCCCTCATTTTATTCCCAACTTTTTTACCCATTTTTACAGCAGTTTTTGTTTTATCAAAATATACATCAGTCGAATATTTAATTATGCGACCTTTAAGTTCAATTGGTTTATCCAGCTTTTTCATTTTTCCAACATAAGGCCCATACATCTTCTTTTTGGACCCCTGAGTAATCTCTCGAATACTAAATTGGACTTTCCTCTTTTTGTCCGTGGCGCAGAGTTTGCTGACGGCCTTTCTGGCCGCGGATGATGGGCTGGAAGAAACATATAGACCGTGCTCCTTGTTTCCCATAACAACCGTGAAATGGCGTTTTGTAGATGAAGATGTCTTCTTCGCTTTTTTACCTCCGATGTGTAGCATTTTAATAATATAACAAATATTATTTATTGAATCTAATAATATTAAAATATCCGCAATATTATGTATTCAACAAATAAAAGTCCTACACTTAATCCAATGGCGCGTCAGTCAGCTTATATAAGCCCACGATTAAATCCGCTAATAATTAGCGCGTATATATCAGATTCGTCAGATGATTCAATTACACTAACAGATAAAAGTAGTGGTCCAATATTCTCATCAAATGATTCACTGAGTTCATTTGAAGATTATAAAAAAGAGGATAAGAAGGTCAGTTTAGCAAACTGTAATCGCGGTTTCATTTCATCAGTCTGTTGTAGCTTCTGTAAGCGCGACTGATGCTTCGAGGAGCTGTTTGTGTTTTTTACTTTCGCGGTGGCTCACATAATATTTCTCGCACAATAAAACAACGTCGCAAATTTCACAATAGTATTTGTATGTTTTCCTCTCGTCAATTGTAGAATGATTCGTCAAATAGTGTAATTTTATATTCCAGTTCGTTTTTGCGGTATAATTACAATTCTCACATTTGATTTTCAACTTTTCGTCCATAAAAATAAAATACGTTTTATTTTTATTTAGATTCCGAATTTTTATTTTTATGTTGTTCTAAATTTGGGAATTGAAGAGAAATTATTCTTAATGGGCGAATTTAAAGAATCGCTGCAACAGTCGCAATTTTACCAGCGACAGTCGAGATTTTACCAGCGGTAGCTCCAATCTTTTGGACAGCTGGGATGAGCTTTTTAGAAACCCAGCTCTTGGCTTCGGGGGATTCTTCGGAAGAAAAAGAGAAATTATCAGACGATTCCATTTATTTATCGGAGAAAATAATTTTATAGAAAATACGAATAAAAATAAAATATACTAATATGCTTAATCTGACGATTTTTTGTTCCGGTAAAAATGACCTTAAACCAGAATATGTTGAGGCTACCCAAAATTTAGTTTCGCGTATTGATATTGAAAAATATAGGATTGCTTATGGAGGAGGGTCCGTCGGTCTTATGGGAACTGTTCGCAACACATTCAAAAATAGTGGCGGGACCATTATAACAAGCAACTTGAAGCAGTTTGTTGAAGGCGGTGGCGACGATTATGTTTTCGATAATATTTCGGATAGGCAGTCTAAATTGATTGAATTGGCGGACTTGATGCTGGTTTTAACAGGAGGATTCGGGACTATTTATGAATGCTTAGAGGCGATTACTAAAAATCAAATCCGCGAGATATCCAAAAAAGTCATTATTTTCAATTTCAACCACATATATGACCATTTACTGGCGCAAATCGCCGTATTACAAAAAGAGGGATTTGTGAAAAAAACCCTTGATGAATACAATATTGTTGTTCTTACAACAGTTGATGAAGTGGTCGAATATTTAGAGAAGTTCGGAAGTTCATAAAAATTGAAGTATTTTATACTACATTATAGTATAAAATAAAATGATAGATTATACATTATCAGACGGTGTTCTCACAATAAAAGATGGGACTAAAAATATTCCAACCGATTCTTTTTCCAATAATATACAAATAAGAATAGTCATTATTCCAAACAGCGTTCGCGAGATAGGAAGAAAAGCATTCAATTTATGCTACAATTTGGAACAAGTCGTTATTCCTACACGCGGACTCCGATTTATTGGAGATAATGCGTTCTGTTGCTGTTTTAAGTTGGCGCGTTTCGACATTCCGAGAACAGTTATTCGTATTGGAAAACACGCATTTGAATCGTGTTATACTCTCAAAAAGATTGATATACCATATGGTGTATCAGTATTAGAGGAGCAAACATTTATCAATTGTAATATTCTAAAACTGGTTTCGCTTCCAGCTACTTTGAAGGCAATTGGCAAACTATGTTTTTTTGGTTGCGGTTTATTAGAATACATAAAAATTCCAAATTCAGTTTATGTCATTGACGATTTCTGTTTTTCTTGCTGTCGTATGTTAAAAAATATAGACCTTTCGAAAAATATAAGAAAGCTCGGATGTGAAATTTTCTCTGGATGTAAAAAACTATTATCAATTAAAATTCCAAAGAAACTAAAAATGATTCCTGCGGATTTTTGTCGAGGTTGCGTATCAATTGAGGAAATATATATTCCGGATAACATTGAAATAATTGGGAAATTGGCATTTTTTGGCTGTGATAAATTGCGCATTGTTCGATTATCAAACCGAATGACAATTATATCACATCACGCATTCGCTTATTGCTATGCGCTGGAATCAATAATAATCCCCAAATCCGTCATTGGAATTGACATCGGAGCCTTCTGTAATTGTCAAAATTTGCGGAATGTTGTGTTCAAAAATGCGAACGCATTATATGAAGTAAGTGCTTTTGATAACTGTATAAGGCTGTTATTGAAGAAACCATATCGCGTAGGAAAGTTCAAGAACTTGAAGACGCTTACAGACTTTAATGAGGATGTATGTCCAATAACTCATGAAACAATGACGAATAAATCAGTCGTCGTTTTATTGAAGTGTGGGCATATTTTTATGGAAACTGCTTTTGCGGAATGGGAGAAGCGGGAGAATTATTGTCCATACTGTCGCACCGTAATTTCATAAAAATTGAAGGATTTTACTGATTATAATTTAATAGTAATAAAATGGAACTAGATCGCAATAATTCAATAATTATACCACCGAATCATAGTGTTGAACAGTCATATGGGCCGTTTTATAGCAGCTCTGATATATACAATGAAATAAATGTCGGCTCTTGCACTACATTTACAGGAAGTTATACATTCTCCGGAGTTCAAGTGAAAAAAATCGTGATAAATCAGGGATGTAATATTGCTGGTTTCGGAGTTTTTTCAAGGGGAGAATGTCGTGAGCTCGAAATACATCAAGATACAAATATTACTGGGCCATATTCATTCCAGTATTGCGGAAATCTGAATCGGGCTCGATTTCACGACAAAGTTCGGATATCCGCAAATCACGCATTTTCTTGTTGTTCAATGAGGGAGCTTCATTTTGGAAGAGGGATAAAAATATTTGGAACTGGAACATTCTATCGATGCGAAAACATAGAGCATCTTGTAATACCTGATAATGCGTTCTTTGATAGTATTTTCACATTCGCACATTGTAAAAAATTGAAAACAGTTAGTTTTGGGAACAATATCGCGATTTATGGCCATAGCATATTTTCATCTTGTGAGAGTCTTGAAGAGGTCTATTTTGGAGATAATGTATCTGTATATGGTGAAGACAATTTCAAGGGTTGTCCAAATTTACGGATAATTGAGCATGGAGCCAACTTTTTGAATGAGGACAAAACACTGCGAATATTTGAAAAACCATACACTCGTATTCAATTTGAAGATATTCCAGAAGGCGCAGAGTGTTCAATTCAGATGGAACCATTTGATAAAGATTCAGTCATTGTTAAAACAGTTTGCGGACATTATTTTAATGAAGAGTGTTTGTGTGAGTGGTTATTCGATAAAGAAACGTGTCCGTTATGTCGCAAAAAGCTGAAATGCGAATGATTTGAAAATAAAATATTGAAAAGTTAAATTTTCAAGATATTATAAATTTATAAAAATCCTTCCGGACACAGTTGAAACCATCGATGTAAGCGCATTTCGAGGTCGCGAGAGTCTGGAAAAGATTATTTTCAGAAATAATGCTTTCAGAGAATGTATAAAACTGGAATCGACCAGCGGTGTCCAATGTGTCGAGAGATTTATTAGAATACGCGCAAATGAGAACTCTAAATTATAAAATTATTTTGGGATATTCTCACTGTCATAATACCGGCCCATAGAGGACCTTGGTCATTCAATTGATTATTACCTGTATTGAGACCATCCCATGTTTTCGCAACATATTGTTGATTTTTAAATGATAAGAAATCGAGTCTATCCGCGAGACCATAACCGGCGGAAACCATTGGCGCAACTGAATCAGGATATACTGATTTTATTGGAAAAGCTGTCTTATTTATCATGGGATTTCCCCATACAAAATTGATAGAAGCCATGACTTCTGGACAGGTGTTTTGATTTGATTGTTCTAATACTTCTTCTAATGTCAGTTTATTCGAAAATACAAAAACACCTGTTGAACTTATGATATCAACAGTCATTTTTGGGTCAACGTCCGAAAGATAATCATTCATTTGATTGTAAATATTTGAATAATTTGAATTATTTTGATTTATAATAACTAAATAAGTTGCAATTTCAAGAAATTGTAAATCACTCAAAAGTGAATCAATTTGCGCCTTTGATGAAAAATATGTATTTTCAAATTTACCAGATGCGCGGGTTGAAGAATTAGCATTCTTCGAATTATTGGGAGAGTATTTCTCAATTATAGACCGATAATACTCCATTATACTTTATTGAATATAATATTTGAGTTTATCTGTAATTATAAAATTTTATAAAACGCATTGTTCTATTTCATTCAAATTTTCAATGAGAAAAACAATCATCACAGAACCCTTGAAAACGGAATGGATCTGTTAGATTTGTATTTAATCCATCTGCGCAAAGAGCTCCACATTTTGAACAGAGAAGTTGTTCATGCTGAACTTTTTGCGCAGACGGTCTCATAAAGATTTCCGGTCCAAGTGGTTCGATTTCCGTGTCGCTTCCGATTGCATCAATACAGCTACTCCACATTGGTATCAATGATAATCCACTTGTAATGATTTTATATTGTTTTTGAAGGATTTCTCTCGCAATCCGGAATAATTCGATATTGAAAAAAAAAATACATTCATTCCATTGTTGTTGAACATCAGACAAATCAAAAAAGTCAAGAATTTTTCCGACATACATAAAAGTCAATGAGAACAAAACCAACTCGTGGTCATTATTTTCTGGAAATACTGAGAGAATATTTGAGAGAACATTCTTAAATTTCTCAAAATAATCATTGAAAAGAATCAAAAACTCCTCAACTTTTTGATTCTTTTTGAGAATCCAACAAATGTGTCGAAAAAAAACGTTCCTTTTTGGAAATTTTTGTCTGAATACTCTAAAGATATTCGGTAATGTAGATCGCATTGTATCCGATAATTACTACAAATAAAAAATCGATTTCTACCATCAATTTTTAGCCTTTCCAACCCACAGATATTCAATCGTTGTTCCTGTGTCATTGTATTTGAAATTCTTGAAACGCTTCGTTTCATGCGAAACAATCTTCGTATCGAAATATTTATCGAATATTTCCTTGATTGCGTCATGTCCTATAATCCCCTCATTGTTGTATGACATAAACACATATTTCGTCTTCTTGTGGAGTTTTTCCAACAATTTATCTAAAATAGCAGGCGCCGTTTTCTTAGAGCACCAATCACTTAAAGCAACATCCTTGATTAGGCCAGTTTTCCCGTATATTTCGAGCGATTCGTCATATCGCGCGATGTAATTGAGAACGTGGTAATTTTTGGAATATTGGCGCTCATTGTATGGAGGGTCCAAATACACAAAATCTACGGCCCCCATTTTATCTGCGAACTCCACACAATCCAACTGGAACGCCCGATTATTCTTGATTATTCCAGTCTTCGTATGAATCGGTTCGAGCTTGATTGGATTAACTGCGGTCTTCTTGTATTCCTTCAAGAATGAACCGTATATTGAGGGAACGTTAGCGCATTTGTCCGCGGATACAATTATCGACGCGAGTAAAAAACAACAATCATTTTCCGTAATTGTTGGCTTAATTTCTTCCAATTTCATTCTCATTCCATCAATTCGATTTGCATTCTCAATCGAGAAAAACATCCGCTTTTGGTCCCCACTCTCTGAGTAGTTTTTAGATACACAACCATCAAACGGATCCGAAGCTGAGATAACTCTCATCAATTTTTTAAGTTTGTTTGTATAGTTTGAGCAAATAGACGCCCTAGCAATAACGTAGGAATAATACTCCATATCATTAGCATATATAGTTGAACAGCCCAAATTTTGAAAATGAAATCCTACACTAGATGTCCCACAAAACACGTCTGCAAATTTCTTATTTAAAAAATCGGTAGTTTCCATTTCATGTCGTATTGTGGACTCAATAAATTGGAGGAGAGAATATTTGCAACCGATGTAATTGAGTTTTTTGAGCATCACTAATAACTATATTCATATAAAATCTTTAAATTGTTTTCCAGTTTAAAGATTTAACTTATTTCTTTTCTAAAAAATTGATTTAAAAAAATTCAGATGATTATAATAATAATAAATTATAATGACACGAAAAAGATGTAATGAACCGGATTGTAAAGCAAGTGCACAAGGAAAATCCGATAAATGTATCACACATGGAGGCGGAAAACGTTGTAGCGAACCGGATTGTAAAGCAAGTGCACAAGGAAAATCCGATAAATGTAGAACACATGGAGGCGGAAAACGATGTAGCGAACCGGATTGTAAAAAAGGTGCAGAAGGTAAAACCGATAAATGTATCGCACATGGAGGCGGAAAACGTTGTAGCGAACCCGAATGTCATTCAAGTGCACAAGGAAAATCTGATAAATGTATCACACATGGAGGCGGAAAACGTTGTAATGAACCGGATTGTCATTCAAGTGCAATATGCAAAACCGATAAATGTATCGCACATGGAGGCGGAAAACGTTGTAATGAACCGGATTGTCATTCAAGTGCAATATGCAAAACCGATAAATGTATCGCACATGGAGGCGGAAAACATTGTAGCGAACCGGATTGTAAAAAAGGTGCAGAAGGTAAAACCGATAAATGTATCGCACATGGAGGCGGAAAGCGTTGTAATGAACTTGGATGTAAAGCAAGTGCACAAGGCAAATCCGATAAATGTATCGCACATGGAGGAGGAAACCGATGTCCGAATTGTATAGATTGGCCCGATTCAAGAAGTGGATGTATAAAATATGATGGATATTGCGCAACTTGTTTCAAGCGAGTATTTCCTGATGATGAAAGAAGCAAAATTATATATACTCATACAAAAGAGATAATTGTTAGAAATGCGATCAATACAAATTTTGAAGGATTTGTCCATGATAAACCATTATATACTATGAATTGTGATTGCACTCATCGTCGTCGTATAGATCATCGGAAATTAATAGGTAATACAATATTAGCGGTTGAAACTGACGAGTTTGGACATAGAGGATATGACCAACACGATGAAGAAATCCGTTATGATGATTTGTTTATGATTCATAGTGGTAAATGGATATTTATTCGTTTTAACCCAGATGATAATATTAGTAAAGTAGATATTGATGATAAATTAGATAAATTGATTGAAACTATGGAGGAATGTATTGACCGGATTGAACGAGAAGAAAATACAGAACTATTAGAAATATACAAATTGTATTGCTAAGCCCCGCAAAAGACCTACTAACAAGCTCATTTTTAGAAAAATATTTAATCAAATAGTTTTTTTGATTAAAAATCTTTAAAGTTGAAAATTGTTTTATATTTTTATCAATGTCGTATTTTTATTTTTAGTATATTTATCAACTCCATATTTTTGTAATAAAAATCCAATAATTCTGGTGTTGATAATTTTTTCGTAATATTTTCTCCCCATTGGCTCCATTTTGGTTGGGTATAAATTATATGGTTCTGAGTTTACAAATATTTTCATTATTATAATATTATTTTTCCTGATTTTTTAGGAAAAATAATATTATATATTATAATGATAAAGTTTAGTGATTTTATAAAAAAATATACTAGTATTCCAAATCAATTTGTAGATGATTTTTTCTCTATTTTAGATGATTACCAAAATTATGATAATTTTTTTATTAATTTGGATAAAATTAGTGAATGGTTAAATATAAGAAAAGATAATATTAAAAAAATATTAATTGATAATTTTTCAAAAAATATTGATTATCAAATAACAAATAAAAAAATTATAAAAGGAAGAGGTAGAACAAAAGAAATTATATTACTAAAATCATCTACATTCAAAAAGCTTTGTATGATGCTTAACAATAAAAAAGCGAAAGAAGTTCGTGAATATTTCTTGAAGGTTGAAGAAACACTTGACAAATATAAAGACTATATTATAAATTCATTAAAAACGCAAGTAAAAAAAATGGATACATCATTGAAACCGCGTAAAAAACCAAGTAAAGGAGTTATCTATGGATTTCAAATAAATGACAATAATCGTAAATTCATAAAAATTGGAAAAAGTAAAGACTTAAAACAAAGAATGCAACAACATAATTCTTCACATGCTGATAAAATCGATGTAGAATTTATATTTGAAACAGATAATTTTTCAGAAGTTGAAGGATGTACAGTTTTTTATGACATAGTCATAAAAAACTCTAGAGTTTATATATGACAAAGTCATATATAAACTGTATCAAGGAAATAATGAAAAAATATCAATATAGAAAAGGTAAAGAGGTCTATGAAGTAAGTATTGATAAGTTAAAAAAATTAGCCGATGGATGTGATAAATTAACTAAAAAGTTTCATAAAATAATGGATGGAAATAATAATGTCTTACTTGTTATTGAAAAAGAATAATTAATTTTACATATATAATTATGATTCTTTAAAGTTGAAAATTGTTTTATATTTTTATCAATATCGTATTTTTATTTTTTGTATATTTATCAACTCCATATTTTTTATAATAAAAATTCAATAATTCTGGGGTTGATAAATTTTTTGTAATAGGAATACTCCACATTTTCCATAAAGGAGCCAATATTTGTGAATTATATTCTTTTGAGTTAAATAATATTTGATATGCGATTGAGTCTTTGAATTCATTTGGTGTTAGCATATCATAAGATCTTATAATTTCCATATTATTTCTTTTAGAACCAACCATTGCCATTTTATTAGGATTTTTCATTTCTTTATCAACATGTCCAATTCCAACAATAATAACATCTTTTCTTGCTTCAAGAAAAAAACATCCGGTATCACCAAAAATAATTAAAAATCCAAATGTTTTTATTTTATAATATTTATTTTTGACTTTATAAATGATGTTTTTACAATCTTTAATATTTTCATTATTATAATAAGAAGTATCATTTAACCAGTGAATAAAAATATTTCCTTCATGTATATCATATGGATAAATTTTATTTTCCGTTAGTAAATGATAAGTTGTTAAATAACTAATACATATATAATCATATAATTCAGATATATTATCACATTTGATTCCATTTGGTAAAATAACAGAACCATCTTTATTTTTTGAAAAATATATATAATTAAATAAATCTTTTAGTGTCGTAATATAGCTTTTATGTTTATAATTTTTTGATATATCAACTTCTATTTCTTTATCTAATCCATGTCGTATTGTTATTATTTTATTTATTTTAGTTTTTTCTAAGCAAGTTCCATATCCTAAAAGCAATGGTAAATGAACTGTTTTACTATATAATTGTTTTATATACATAAGAATAATTGCTTCCGCTGTAATACCATTGTAATTTCCAACAATATACAATTTATTACCTATTATATCGATATTTATATCTGGTTTATCTTCTGAATTATTTGCTTCTTTTACAACAATTGGTAAATTTACTTTTTTATTATTAATATTAACCTCTATATTTTTAGATTCTGGTATATATGCTTTTCCAAAAACTCCTTGACCTAATACAACTGGGCAAAATTTATGATATTCAAGTATATCAAGTAATTTATTTTTTATTGTTTTTTTATCCGATTTAGAAATAAATTTAATTATTTCATTAACTTTATCCTCCATTTATATATAATAATATTATTATCTAAATTTATAATCTAAATAGAATATATAATGGATATTACATTTTCATATAAAATATTGAGAAAAAATAGTATATTATATAGAGGAATAGAAAAAGAAAATAAATTATCTGAATTGTTTAATCCATATTATCGCGGATTATATTTAGGAAAAAAATTTACCGCATCTCTATACGGTAGTCTAAGAAAATATAAAATAAAAAATACTCTTAATTTTATTATAATAAATAAATCGAATTTGAAAAATATAATAAATATTGTTAAAACAAAATTAAAAAAAGGTTTAACATTTTTAGATGGTTCATCTTTATCTCAAAAAGATGTATTATATGTTATACGTAAATATAGCAATATAAATAAAGATACAATTAAAATAAACACTGGTTCTAAAAATGGATTATATAAATTCGGCAAATATAAATCACCCTTAGGATTATGGTTTTCTAAAATAATATGCTTTTTTGGATTTGATGGATATTATATTCCAGAAATATATCTTAGAAAATACACGAAATATATATTTCATGAAGAATATTTTTTTTGTTTTCCACAAATTCACTTAAAAATTGTTAAATAATATCTATATTTTCAAGAAGTCAATTCACCGTGCGTAAGTTCTCCAATACCAATAACTGCTATTTTCTATAAATCATACAATTTTTTTCATAAATATTCCTTTCCATTGATAAAAATTTCTATAAATACTCAATTTTATATAATCTAATAAAAAATGTGAAATTATTTTTTCTTTATTATATATAAAATGAGAAATGAATATATTTTTACAAAAAAGAAAACAAATATTCATGATTTTATAAAAAAATTTAAAAATAAAACTTTTCTATTGAAAAATAATTTAATGGAATTTGAAGTAAAATTATCTAAAATAAAGTCTCTTATAAATTCAAAATTAAATTATTATACAATTAATACAATCGAAAATGGAATTGATATTAAATATGTTTTTCTTATAGAATTTTTTTATAAAAATCCATCATTTGAAAATATATATATTGCAAATATATCTAAAAGTGAAAAATATTCTGGGTCAGATGTTATAAATTTTGTTATTGATTTTTTGAAAGCATTTATACAAGTAAAAAAAATATATTTAAACGATGGAACAATTGTTAATTGTAGAGATAGTAATGATAAATTTGATTTATCACTTTATAAATTACTTACATCTTATACTGGATTTTATCAAAAGTTTGGATTTAAGTTAATTATTGAAGATAATACAAAAGATATTACAAAAAAAATGGTTAATCTAGCTAAAAAAGTTTCAAATTATAAAATTAAAAATATATTACACAATTTAAAAGATATAATTAATTTTGTTGAAAAATATACGAATAAAATACAAGTTAAATATATTGACAAATATTATAAGATAATTATCCAAAAAAAATTAGAAGATTATAATAATTTTATATATAATATTGGATATTTATATTTTACAATGATTTCTTATAAAAATTATACATTTAAAAAATATATAATAAAATTAAATAATAAAAAATGTTTTATCTTATCTCAATTGTTTGAAATATTAAAAAATAATTTATATTTTGAATTTGAATATGAAAAAGAAAAAATTAAATCATTATTTTTTTTAGATTTTATTAAATTAAGTATTTATAGAAATCAGTATGAACATAAAGGAATATTTGTTAAAAAATTATCTTGATATAGATTAAACATTTACATATCTAAAATTACAATTTTTATTCGGTTTAAAAATTTATTGTATTTTATATTCTTATATATATCATGGAATCAAAGATTATTATCAAAAAAGTTGATAACCCCAAAGAACAAAAACCCAAAAAAGAAAAGAAAATAACCAGAATTAAAACAAAAGGTCAAGACACACTAGTTAAAGAATCGATATATTCACACAATTTACATGTCGAACGTATCGAAAAATTAGTCAAAATCGCAAAAGCACGTATTAAAGAAGGAATTGAGGAGACGCAAAAAAGAACTCCATCCAATAATGAAGTTGATAAAATATATAAAGACCGCTTAAATGAATATGGTAAAAAATTGAAGAAAACCATGAAAAGTGTGGCCATAGGAGGACCTGCTAGTTTGCTCTAATTATCCAGCAACATACTCAGGTTGAAGAAGGGCATCAACCTTGTGGATATAATTATTACTCGCGGGGAGATTTCCTTCGACAACATTCGCGCGTCCTTGAATAGCATCAAGAAGAACCGGCAAATAACTGTAATAGAGCGCATTCAAGAGCCCCAAATTAACACCATTCGCCATAGTCAGACCAGAACCAGAGATAAGTTGCGCCGTAGTCAACTCCTTTCCATAAACATGGTATCTAAGAAAGAATCGAAGAACAGCAACATTTGCGGGGTCATTCAAATAATAGAGGACGTAAGGCGACGTAAGAGCCAACCCCTTGTTAGTGGGGGCGAAAATAGTTTTACAGTCATACGCAGCAAATTCTGCTTGGAGACCCGCCTTATCAACGAGTCCCTTGAATAAAGATAGGTCTGGGGCCTGTTGGAGAAATTGATAGACATTTAAACCACAAGTCGTCATTATAAATATCTAAAAGAAAAAAATATTAGATATATTATTTAGTAATCCCCTCTCCTAAAAATAAATGGATATTTGAACGCATTTCGATTCGAACCCATTCTTCTCATAAAATCCCAGAAGCTCAGACTTACAGTCGCCAATTAATTTATAGCATCCCTTCTCCCTCGCAATCTTTATTATTCTCTCAATAATAAACTTCCCCAGACCATATTTTCGGTAATCCTTATCAACCACAACATCTTCTAAATGTCCAACTATCCCACATTCATGGATTACTTTCTGTTCCAATAATAAAGAAACGGACGCGATTATTTTTTCTTCAAACTCCACAACCCATACTTCTGCTCCCATTTTATCGAAAGTTGTCTCATACTTTTCCTTAGAAATATCCCCAACAGTTGTGAGTTGTTTTAATAATTCTAAATAGTTCTTATCATAATCCGCTTTTTCCAACCGGCGAAAATTTAGTAAATCTAAATTATCCATTGTAATATAAAAATAATATATATAATAATTATTATGACATCAAACGAATTTAGTAAATTTTTCGAAGAGCCAAATACAAATATTGTAATTGAAACGCAGGAACAGCTAGAAGATATTCAAATTGACGACGATATCGTATATGAAATTGACGTTTATAATAATTTTATGGCGAGTCTACCAATATATGAGCAAAATAATAAAAAAATACAAGAAAAATACTTAAAACTATCGCGCCACTTAATCCACTTAAAAAACGAGGCCAAAAAAACAGACATTGATGACTTAGATGACTACGCCGACATGAGTAAGATATATGATAAAGATTTTCAAGTCGATTGGATTTTTCCAGTTGTATTAGATAAAAAGAAGATATATAAAAAAGTAGATATCGATGATGAATTACAAGATGAAACCCTAATGGATGAATATGTCCAATCCACCAGTGATAAAGGAATCCAGTATGAGGATTTCATTGAAGAACTAAACAAGAGCATTCAATATAATGATGAGTTCAAGCGAGACAAGCTCTCATTCAAAACCTATCGTAAGCTAACCTATGACCTTCAAGAGCCCTATATTATTAAAACGGACATCAAGAAAAAAGAGGTTGGTTTCCATGTATATATGAATCAATATGCTCAGCTCCTCCGATATTTCAATATTGATAATAAATTTTGGCAGACATACAATGTAGAGGGTCCCGACAAAATAACATATGAGCAGTTCGATAAAGATGGAAAATTCATTGGGACCAAAACGGCCCAGCTTAATAATGGCGCATACGTTAATATAATCGGGTTCCTCATCCTCGCTAACAATCAAGAGACCATTTTGGACGCATTAAATGGTAGCCCATTTATTGACCGCATTCGCATGATTGGAACCGCAACCAAAATTAAAAAGAATAGTTCCGCCATTGTGGAAATGAAGGCTCATGGCCTAAAAAACGGGGATAAAATTATGATTGATAACAGCGACAGCGAACCATCAATCGACGGGGAATATACAATTAAAATAATAAATGATAATGAATTCATGGTTCCAGTTAATCTATCAGACGGGAAAGAGGGGACAACTGCGAATATATATGCGATGACCCACTTAAATATGGACCGCATCGAACTCAAACTCGATGATGACTATTCCGGCAAACTGAATAAGATGGCCACCCTTTATATTTTTCCTGAGAAAAATATCGAGGAAGAAGATTGGAAGAAGATGTGTAAGAAGGTTATCCCCAGTTTGGATACGATTATTGATTCAGAAGAGTCTCTAAAAACCGCGAAAACAATTGATGAGTTCAATTCCATTCTTAAAAAGTTTAATATAAACTTCAATAATCTAAATTATGATAACTATTTTAAGATAACTGAAATATTCGATGAGCAATATCTTATTGCGAGGGAGGAGAAGAAAAGAGCAGATTTATTCATCAAAAAAATAAGCGAGAACCGCAATAAGCTCGTCCAGATGAGTGTTAAAGAAGATATTCTATTTGGGGATAAATATTTGTATCATAAGGAGGTCCTGTCCTATTACGGCTCATACCCCCAGACAGAGATGGACAGTGTGGCATCTCGATATAATTGGCTACTTAAATCACCGGATTACGGTAAGCTTTATTTCCTAATTGTCGAAAACGAAAAAATATCAGAATACAAAGAGACCACCACTGGCGACATTGAAAAAAGGAAAAAGGACTTGAAAGCGCAAATTGATGACATCGAGAAGCAATTGAAAAAAATAGATGATAAAGTATGTGAGAAAAGGAAGATAACACCAGTCGTAGTATATCCATCATTCGATAAATTATTTCAAGACAATGGAAAAATTACCCAATTCAAAAAGGGGGATTACGCGCTGATTGAAAGTAAGAAGTCCCACGAGAATGGAATGATATACGAGTGGAACGGGATGAACTGGACGCAAAACGCTTTCATTGAATCCGTGGATGACCTATGCTTATTCGACGTCCAAAAAATAGGCAACTTCGACATCGAAAAACTGAAATGTCTTTTTAAAACGGCGTGTAAAAGCAAAAATAAAATCCGGTTAGAGCGAAAGGCGGACCTCCTCAAAGAAGAAATCGACTACATCGATATGATTACGAAGCCCAATATCGAGAGGAAAATAAAGGATGAAATCCAGAGCGCGAAGTTGAGGCTCCAAATATACATGCGTAAAATAGTAGATACTAAGCAAAAGGAGACAATTGAAGTTTTCATTGAGGACGTCGATGAATTATATTTGGACATTCTTAAAGTAGATGATATGGATACCCGCGACTATTACCGCAATCTTTTAATAAAGAAGGATGGTATATTAATCGGGAAGGACATTTACAGTATTCGGACCAAGAAGAAAATCTGTTGTGGACACTACTACTATTTTCTGAAAATGAATGAGGGGTCCGCCTCAAATTACAACCGGATGATGAATGATATGATTGCTATTTATGGAACAAACGATGAGAACGGGATGATATATTGTAGCCACGATGGGCGCCCACTAACAATGGTCGATTATGACACCACAGAGGGTCTCAGTAAATCCACCGGAGAGGTCGATAAACAGCGCGAGACGGTTATGTCAGACGAGGATAAATTGAAAGATGAGATAATGGAATCTATCATTCAGACTGATGTTGAGCACGATACGTTCGATTGCTCAGGGACGGACCTTCGTAAAGAGCTAACTACAATGGGCTTTAAAATTGAGGACATCGCGAAGGCGAAAGATATTTGTTTGAAGTTGAACACTATTAATTCGAAGACTGGGATTGTTCTTAGGAAAAGTGTTTTCGTATCCATGATTGCGGATATATTACAGTTCTTACAAAAAATTCCGGACCAGAACAAATTCAAGCAGATGGAGCTCATTAAAATGAAAGAGATGGGTGTCGATATGAAGACAGTGGATACGAAACTTATTATGGAGAGATATAGTAATCTTATGATAATCAAGAAGTGTAGCTATATTGGGGCGCGTCTATTGATAACATACGAAAGCATAATTCCCTTTCAATCGCCCATTGGAAAAAGAACTGGTGTCATTTTTGAGGGGTTCAGTCCCGAATATCTCGCCCTACTCATTGAGGAATCCCGCATCATGCCCATCGTCAAAACAGGTAAAAATGGAACGCCCATAACAATATATCTCCCCCTTGGTAAAATAAAAGATGAAATCATAAAAGCAATGAAAGATATGGAATATCTACCGAGCATTAAAAAACTCCGGAAAGAAAAGAAAGACTACGAGCGAAAGAAAGTCATCTCAACCGAAGAAAATGATGACATTCGTAAGAAAACTGCGAGGGTTTCGGAAGCCCCAGCACTACCCGACAAATACATTAAAGAAGTTGAGAAAGCCAAAAAATACAGTGATTTTCATAAGTTCCAGATGGACCTCAAAGAGAGACAATCATTTATCGCACAGGAAATTATAGACGCCATCAATGAGGCTATTAGCATGACCCCGAATAAACAAATAGAGAATCCCAAAACAATGGAATACAGTGGCCTACAAGAGGAACTCTCCCCCGACCGCACATATTATTCCTATATTTCAGAGAAAACAAAGAAGAATGTGGAAAAGCTCTTGGAAGAATCCCGCGATAATATGTATTATACACACCTCTTCTTAAATACTGGTTGTCTTATGAAGCACTTCCCCCAGAAAAACAGAATATTCGAAGTCAAGACACGGAACCTCGGAATCGATAGCCAAGAATTCCGTAAAAAAATATTCATCGCCTATATCCAGACCGGCGTCTTCAAGGGAGAACTCCACCAATATGAAAAAGATGTTTGTGTTCTCACAGGCGAAACGAAGGACGCCATTCTTAAAAAAGAATACACCGACGCCGACGTCAATGAGTTGCTCCAATTTATCATCAAGAATAAAATGACGAAACTCTATACGGGGGGGTCCAAAGAGGACCTCGACAAAATGGCCCAAGCTGACATCGACCTCATTGATGCGACTGACCTCGCCCAATTGAAAAAGGAGTCCGACAAAAACTTACAGCGGACTATAAACCTCTTCATGGAGAAGTTCGTCCGGTTCTTAAATAAGAGTGGGAATAAGTCATTCGTTAGCGTATTGCGAGAGAGAATAGAGGGCCTCGGAACCTATAAGAAGCGGAACGAAGAATTGCGCATTCGCATGGATGATAATCCGAATACTCTACCGCGCGATATTATCGAGTTCGAGAATAATACACATCGCGAAAGAATCCACCATCTTAAAATAATTATAAACCAGTATTTCAGACGGTATATGTCAATTGTCTCGAATCAGTATGATGTCGTAGAAAACATTAAAGAAATCCCAGATATGGATACTGAGTTCTCCATTGAAATCCAGAAATATATATATGACCGTGAGTATTTCTTGAAAAAATACCTCATTAAAAGGGACCGCGACTTATTCCAACAACTGGAATTCGATATTTCATCGAAAATCATATCCAATATTACGGCGAATCCGGATAAATGGGACAAAACATACACAAAGATAGATAAAATTGTTGAGTTCAATCTAAAAAATTTGGTCAATTCTCTGATGTATGTTCTGATGCGCAATTTGGAGCGATTTATTTCATCTAATTATGACAGTGGCGACATCGAAAAGAATAAGGTCATTTCGCAATTCATTATGGACATACTCGATTTGATTCGCGCCGATTATGATAAAATGGACATTATCGACGGTGTTCTAATAGAGGGAGATTACCGCACTAAGGAGGCTATCGAATTGGATGAAGATGAAAAGAAGGGCGATTTAATAATGGTTAGTCGCGAGGAAGACAGTAAGAAAGATAAAGAAAATGATTTGATTGCGATTCGCGATAAGTTCGTATCTGAATATAAGAAGGATAATGAGAAAGACCCAACTGAGAATGAGATTATGGATTATTTAGATAATTACGAAAAAGAAGAAGATAATGATAGTCAAGATGAAGAGGATGATGAAGAAAATATCATAACTGATGATACTATTGATGTAGGAGGTAATTACGGAGAAAAACCACAGGGGGGCGAAGGAGGAGAATATGACGATTTTTAATTTCTACATATAAAATAATGAATTTTTATTATTTTATTGGACTCATTATTTTATTAATAATAATCTATTTATTGCGTTATAACACAGTCGAGAAATTTGATATCAAATATCACGATGTTGAAGGAAATTTGTTCCAAGATTACCGTTTTCAAAAATACGGCCAGAATTCAAACCAAACATGGAAAGAGCTTCCAAACGCATCGAATGCGCCGATTGTTCAAACATACGGGTCCAGCTTCAATGATATGTATAAAATGAATCAATATATTTTCAATGACTTCAAGAAAGAACAGCTCGATGAATTTGTTAAAAAGAATAGCCGTCCTAAAATTGATACAGATAAAAACGCGTTAAAAATATATACACCATTTGACATACAGAATATAAATCGGACAACATGGGTTGATAATTATAATTGGGACCCCGATTACGTCCTCTACCAAAAATATCCAGAGTCGTCATTTAAAGAGGTCAATCAGATAAATATGAAGTTCCTTAATTTATTCAATATATTTTGGTTCGATTTTATAAATAATTATATTAAACGGAAAATCATGATTGAGAAGCCATTCTTCATATTAAAATATCGGCTCGTTAATGTATATGAGTATAAGGGGGACCAAATATTTGAGATAGTTGTAGTTATAACCCGCGATGATGGATTCCTCGCATTCGAGTTCTTCATTCAAGGATATAAGAATAATCTACATATTGAATATATCTCGAATTATTCGCTTGACCAAGTATTATTGAGAGGGGGCCTTAATAAAGATAATGATACTTATTACAACTTGAATCCTCTTTGGGCGAATGATACGACACTTCCTTCTTCCGCCGTAGATGGAATATTAAAAGAAGAGAAAGAGAAAGTAAGAAAAACAGTAGATATGTTAGATAATACGAAAGTGTGTTTTACTTATGATAAAGATTCAACGTCTCCAAAAAGTATTCCCATTTACGCAATTAATAGAAACGATTGCGAAAGTAAATACTCAATGATAGGCTATAAAAAACCGAGTGGGGTTTGGGATACGCCATGCTCCAAAGATAAAGATTGTCCCTTTTACCAGCAAAATAAAAATTACAAAAATGATTATGGCAAATGTGTTCGGGGAAAATGTGAGCTCCCTCTAAATATGGAAAATCTCGGATATCACTATTATATTAATGAACAAACCGTCCGCCCATTGTGTTATAATTGCGACACCAAAAAATGGCTCCCAAATACGGAACCTTCATTCTGTTGCGATGAGCAAAAAGATAAAAAGAAGTATCCACACTTAAATGGTCCCGATTATGCTTTTTCGAATGATACACTTGCGCGAACAAACGAATATAAACAGAAAAATTGTCGTATGAAAAAAAAATATTCCAATATATTCCAAGATTCTAACGTATGGGAGATAAACTGTCAAGGAGATTATCTTGATTCTTATCATGTTGGAAACTAAGTTCCGATTATTCTGGCGCCTTCAATGCGTTCAGGAGTACATTTCGCATTCCCAACAAAATATTTACACAAATCATCCGAGTAATTTGTATTAATACTAATATTTTTGTAAAATATACTGGCCCCAACATGAACTGGAATAAACTGATTATTTGCGATATCCGGAAATGATAAATAATTATACTGGTTCTTTATTATATAATCAGACTGATTTATAATATTTAAATTGGATACAATCGATTTGACAATATTAAATATTAATTTTGGACTCGCATCTTTATTACATATCATTATTTCGGGATATCTATAAGAAGTAATATTTGGCCGGAATTTATTGAAATATAAATTCTTTACTTTTACTGGAAGATAGTTCTTTGGAAGATTATTTTGGTCCAATTCTACTTTTAAAGCATATGGACGCCTCTGTAAAAAGACGGTCTCATTTATATCCTCAATCGGTATTAATATTAATTTCATATCCCGATTTGTTTCAATTATCTTATTCAATTTCTGACTTGGAAATAAATCAGTCATTACCATTCCATCTATTTCTCCTTTAATCAACTTTTTAAATGATGTATCAACGTCATATTTGAATACTTGTTTCGGAGATATGTTATGTTTATCCTTCAAATTTTCAATAATAGTTTTTCCAAACCAGTATTCATCCGTATTTTCGGGACCAATATTAATTATTTTATTATCAATCTCTTTTAACCGCGATATATTTGAAGACCTATTAACAATAAAAAATAGAAAGCGATAATTTGTATAAATAACAAAATTAACATTTTTCAATTTCTCAATATTTTTTACAATAAAAGGCGCACTATATATACCTGTATGTATTGGATTATTGATAACTTCTTCAAGCATATCTTTTGTATCATTAATAATAAGATTATTTATTCTTAAACTTTTCAGGATATTCTTAAATAAAAAATCATAATATGTATTCATTGCTTTTATATTAATTATTAAATTATCAAATGTCTTATATTCTAAATAGCTCAGTTCTAAGTTGGATGTTATATATGGAGGCGTCGATTCAGTCAATTCACCGGTCGATTTATTATAATAAGGTAAAAACCACGTTATAAAATCCTCTTTATATTTTAGAGAATATATGAAAAATACATATATTAAGATAATAATTATTGTTTTAATCATTAGTATATAGACTGATTATTTTTTTCTATAAAAATATATGAAAATATTTAATTTAGAAAATCCGATAAGAAATTCAATCTTTATTTATATAATATTCATTGTCATATTTATTGTTTTTTTTCAAAATAAAAAGGAAATCCAAGATAAAAAATATATTCTTCCAGTTGTTGTTATAACTATAAGTATAGTTATTTACTATATATTCAAATTATTACAGTTATATTTTACATAATTTATTTTTTTCGGAATTTATATATATTTTTTTTATATATAAAGTTATGTCAGATATTAAAATCATTAAAGTTGCTACAGGAGGAGCAAAAATCGATTCAAGTGGTTTTTTTATAAAACCGAAACAATCAGAACCTTCACAACTGTCCCAATTTATACAAAAAGAAAATGAAAAGAAAATAGATTATCAAGATGATGAAGATGATGGTTCCGTCGATAGCATGACAGTTAGTGATGTATCTTCCGCTACTAATAAGTCTGACGAAGAATACACAAATGAGTCGATGACTTCCGCCCCAGCACCTACATCTTCTCCTACTCCACGAGTCAGTTCTATTGTCAAAGATGAAACATTAAACTCCTATTTAGAGAAACCGAAAGTGGAAGAACCTTCTCCTGAATCTCTGAGTACGAGTTTACCTATTTCTATACCAGAGCCTGTTGCGCCGGTTCAAACTAATAACACACCCGCACCCGCAATAGTTAATGCTCAATCAACAACCGCGCAACCCGCAAATAATCGAAACGATTATTATAGCGATGCTGATGAAGATGTTATTGATATGACCGATAACAAGTTATATGATATTCTCGCATCCGTTTTAGAAGATGAAGATGGCGAAAATGTAAGCGAGAACATGTCAAAAATGAACAGGAATCTTGAAAAAATAATTACAATGTTCGAGGCATATCAACAAAATAACACAAAAGATGAATATTTATCAAAGATTGGAGAAGCGATTGAAAACCAGAATAAAATATTAACACAGATTGTTAAGGCTTTGGAAAATCAGGGACAACCCAATCAAGATGCGAAAGTTGCTTTTTTAAATGAAAGCAATGAAAATAATTTGAATAATGAACTAAATAAGAAAAATAAGAAAAATGAAAAACAGAAATCTTCATCTGAATCATCATCCGAATCAGATAAAGGAGAAAATACAGATGATACTGAAAAAAATCCAGATATTAAAAAAATAAAAGTATCTGATAGTCTAAAACATTCGACATCCACTTCTAAAAAAGATACACCATTGAAGCACCGTATTCAAATTAAGAGAAAGGCCTAATTTTCCTCTTTATCACTTTCATAATCTGACTCAGATTCTGATTTAATTCTTTTAACTTCGGCCGGTTGTCCCCCTTGATTCTGTAAAAGTTCTGAAAGTTTCTTCATCCGCTCCTTCTCCTTCTTCTTCGCGCTCTTTGACTTCTTCTTTGGAGCTTCCTCTTCTTTTTCATCTTCTCCTTCGGCATTCGCCTGTAATTTCTCCTGAATTTGCGTCTTCTGAAAATTGGTCCTTCTTTGGAGGCCCCCGATGTTCATCTTTTGATGAAGACGGCTCCGTAAGTATTCCTTCTTCTCATCCGGCGTCATTTTATTCAATTCTTCTTCCGTTTTAGCAGTAGAAGCATACATCATATTCAACATCTGTTTCTGTTGAGGGTTCATACCATTATAAATATTTATTTCTTTAAACCGTTTTATAATATTGCGCAACATCCGGAACTGGAATTATCTCTTTTTAACTCTTGAAGAATTCCTTCAACTACAATTTCTGGTTCCTTCGAATCAATCTTGCGATATAATTCGCAATATATGTCGCCCACATTGATTGAATTAATGGTTCCAAAAATGTCCTCGTAAATCCTCTTATGGGTATCGCTCAATTTCCAACGCGGTCCTTCCGTTAAAGAACAAATGACCATATCATTCCAATCTCGGCTATATATCGGATTCGCAAATTGTTTTTTCGATGAAATAATTGTAAGCCATTGTATAAATTTACACAGTTCCTCATATTTTTCGTGTGGAATAAAATCGAAGAATCGTATTTCGACTCCGTGGTTATAGTGTTTATTGAAATTAATGTCCATTCCCAGCTTATCGAGCCGGTTGTAGCCACACGTCTGGTAATACCTGTTATACCATCCCCAGTCTTCTGTGGCAACAACTATATTATCCGTGCTTTCTTGAAGAATCTTACCGGTTTTCATTTGGTTTGTATCGTAAGTTCCGATTCCAATGTATCGCGAAATTGCGCAACGCTGGGACGATGATGAAAAGGCGCAATCATATTCTGAAAATGGGTCGCGTGTTCCATAAACGCATAGTAGGATTGGTTCCAAATATTGGATGACCCTAATAAAGTTCTTATGTTTCTCAATGAAATCGAGCTTGTTTTGTATTTTTGAATTATTGTCGAGTTTAGTTGGGAGGGTTATATTGATATGGATTGTTCCATTATTGAACATCGCCACATTATTCATATTTGTAAGATGGACCGCGAAAGGATGGTTCTTCTTCATGAAATCGATGCGCCCGTATTCCTGATAAATATTATTTTCGACAAAAACTTTGTTCAAATTATCAATAAGGTTCTTTCGGCTGGTCATGTGTTCTTCCAATATATCTTTTATGCTCTTATTGTAAAAATCGACAGTCATTATTTCAATTGTGTCGCCATCGAACGTGAAAGTCTTGTCAAAATATTCGGATAAATATTCGTTCTTCTTCTTACAAAAATCCCAGAGGGTTTCTCCATCGAAAAGTGGGTTTTTTTCATTTCGGGTTGTGTATTTAGTTTTCGGTTGATTATGGCGATCCGTTAGAGTCATTGAGTGTGCGTTAAATAAAAGCGGTAATTTATTATTGTATTTTACTTTTTCAAAGAATGGGGCTGGTGGAAACTTGTAATTTGAGTAATAATCAACTGAATAACGTTCTTTATTATGATTTTGAATGAATTTAAGGCGGTTGAATTCAATTTCATTTTCAAATTCTAAATAATATTCACTTTCTATACCGAACCCAAAGAATATCTCATCTGGCTTGTAATGAGCCTCATATTTTTTGTGTTTATCATAACAAGAAATTCCAATTGTATTTTTTATATCCATAATTATATGAAACAATTATATTTAAGAAAAGAAACAAAAGAAAAGGAGCACAGGACGCCACTCACTCCCTACGATTGTGCGACTCTTATCGAAAATAACTACCAAATCCAGTTCGAGCCATCGGACACCCGTTGTTATAAAGATGAAGAGTATGAAAGTGTCGGTTGTGTTCGCGCCTCCATCGATGAAATGGACAGTAGCGCCATAATTATGGGCCTCAAAGAGTTCGATTTGACGAAGACCGCCCTACTTAATAAAAAACACTTCTATTTCTCTCACGCATTCAAGGGCCAAGAGAATTCACATATCATTATAAATAACTTCCAAGAAAATGGAGGCCACATCTACGACTATGAATATATTGTGGATGAAAATGGGAGGCGCGTCATTGCGTTCGGCTACTGGGCCGGATTTGCGGGAATGTACCTCGGCTTATTACAATATGCGGACCGCAGCGCGAAAGAACTTGCGCCCACGACCGCATCAGAAATACGCGATGTGTTGCGCGAATACGGGGCCAAACCGAAGATAACTATTTGCGGGGCGCGGGGAAGATGTGGCCGCGGTTGCTTGGAGTTGCTGAAACTCGCCGATATAACCCCACACATTTGCGAGAAGGGAGGGCGCATTCCGGAGGATACTGAAATCTTTATCAACGCAATATATTTATCGCCCGATTCAACTGCGGTTTTCTTTGATGAAGACAGCATCGCGAATTATGAGCAGTTGCGCGTGATTGTTGATATAAGTTGCGATATCCACGCGAAGAATAACCCAATCAGATTAGATTATCCGAATCCGAAAGGTTGGCTAACTAAATATACAGATAATATTGATATTATATGTATTGATAATCTACCGTCGCTATTACCAAAGGATTCGAGCGATGAGTTTTCTAAAAAACTGACTGAGTTGTTTTTATCAGGGGAGATAGATGAGTTTATAAACGGATTTAGATATATTCAATTGTGATAGTGGTTGTTGTTTTAATCTTTTTTTAGTGCCAAAAGTCTGTTATAAGGAGATAGATATTGTTCATTTGGTTTTTGATTTACTTTTCTTTGAGCTTGAGCTTGTAGCATATGATTCGGTGGCCTATCTTTTTTTTTTTCTTCTGCTTGACCATCATTCCCAAAAATATTTAAATAAGCGGGAAGAGGTTTCCCCGTAAGTGTCCCATATTTTCTTTGTTCTTCTACTTCTCCTTCTTCTTCTGCTGCTGCTGCTGGACCATCATTCCCAAAAATATTTAAATAAGCGGGAAGAGGTTTCCCCGTAAGTGTCCCATATTTTCTTTGTTCTTCTACTTCTCCTTCTCCTTCTCCTTCTGCTGCTGCTGCTGCTGGACCATCTAAATTACTGGCTTTCATTTCTTTTTTAAATTTATTTTTTGCATTTTGGGCTTTCATTTCTTTTAGTAATTTAATTCTTTCTATTTGAATTTCCTTTTGCAATTTAAGAATATCTTTATTTGGTTCTTTATTAATCGTTTCAATAATGTCTCTAAGAAATTTAATAAAATTTAACCAATTATTTCTATAAAAATTATCTTCATTACGTTTTGTTAAACTTTTTATTCTTGATGTTATAAAATTGAATTTAGAATTAATGAACCCTAATTCAGCCAGATTATTCTCGTCGATAGTTAAATTACACAAACAATGACACAATGGAAACTTTTTTTGTCCTCCTGTTTCTTTATTCAAGATAAAATATTTATCTCGTTCTTCTATTATATCTTTCAAAACATCAGATTTATCTGATCTTTTACGAATTTCTAAGAATAAATATGCATTATCTAATATACTATACTGAGTATTTATTCTATACATTTCAGCATCAAATTTATGTATCTTATCACACCTTTTAAGTATATTTAAAACATTTCCACATATCTCTTCTTTATTTCCGCCCCGTTGAACAATCTTCTTCTTGCTCGAATACGGCCCGTATAGTTTCTTTTTAGAACCTTTCGTCGTCTCTTTCAGATAAAACGCCCCACTTTTCCCCTTAACTTTCCGCGCCGCCCCAGATGGACTCGCCCCAGAACACGTCCCGCATTTTTTTGAGCAAATTATAACGCTAAACTTTCGCTTATCTTTTTCTAATAAACTCATATAATATATTAGAAAAATAATTACGTGTGAATAAACAACCTCACAAATTCCGGAGTATTATCTAATAAAGCCATATTAATATATAAATGTTTTCGATATCGATTCTTCATACCAATATAATAACCGATTGCAAAATTCCGAGAAACAGTTCTAGTTAAATTCTTTCCAGCAGTTGATAAAGCATAATAATAATTTTTACTATGATTCGCGTAAAATTTATAATTATAATGTTTCGCTCTTGAAATAAAATAGTCAGGGTCCGCTCCATAACGACTGTTATGATAATAACCCATGTAATTGAATAATCGTCGATAAGATGTAAAAAGAACTTTATTATGTACTACGGATTGTTTAATAATATTATCCGGAGTTCCTTCATAAAATAAACGCGTAAAATTAGTCCCATATCCCCAATATTTAAAACTCTGACTATTCTCTTTTTCTAATTCCGTAATCTCAAACATGAATTTAGCTGGATGAACCGTATCATCCCCATCAACATTCGCAATATAATACCCATTCGACATTAATATACCCTTGTTCCTCCCATAAAAAGTCCCCTCATTTTTATTATTAACATATAATTTAACTGACGGATTATTCCCATATAATTTATTAATAATTTCCACTGATTTATCAGTTGAACAATCATCAATAATAATAATCTCAATTTCTTTATATGTGCTTTTTAATATAGAATCAACCGTATTTACGATTGTTAGTTCGTTATTATAATTTGGAATAACAACCGAAAGAAGACGACTGCTCATATTCGCATACTTTTTCTCAATTGATTCCTTAAATATTTTAATTGTAGATTGAACAAATATATCCACATTCTTTATTGTATTTTCAGTTAATTTTACATAAATTGTTTTATCATTCCATATATAAGTCGCTCCATTGTGATTAAATATTCTAACAAAAAAGTATGACTCGCTAAACTTTTTTCTTAATATATCAATCATGTTTTTATCTAGCATAAATTATTATATATTATTTTTCAATCTCATTCTCGGTATATTTTTGATAAATATCAAGTGTCCTCGCTGATGGGTCAATCGTTTCCCCTGACCACATTGGCATCCAATACTTAGGAATCCACTGGTCATTATTATAAAATGCTCCATATATCTGTCGATAATACATTTCCTCCTTCGTTCTGGGAGGACAATGAACACATTTCCCCTTAAATTTTTCAAATGACGCGTCGCTAATAACTGACGACGCCATCATCTTCAATTTATCCAGCCAATTATTCTTAATACTGCTCACCCCATCACTAAAAGCCTCCTTCGTCCTCCATAAAATCTCATCTGGTAAAAGACCACTATTCTGAAATGACCGGCGAATCAAATACTTCTCCGCGCCATTCCTCGGGCAAACCTTCCGAGAAGAAAGGCTACTTATAAGTTTCATAAACTCCTTGTCCAAAAATGGGACGCGTAATTCTAAGCCATGTCCCGCCGTCGTCCTGTCCGCCCTCAGCACATCATACATATACAACTGATTCATCAGGCGAAATGACTCATCTGAACCAGATGCTGGGCTCGGTTGTCTATGAAAATAGAGATATCCCTGACACAGCTCATCTGCGCCCTCCCCACTAAAAATGACCACGTCATCAGTCTTCTGACTGATATATTCGGATAACATAAACATCCCAATACTTGCGCGAATAGTCGTCGTATCCCACGTCTCCAACTGTAAAATGATTTCCGGAATCCTCTTCTCAATATCCTTGAAATTCATAATGACCTCGTGATGATTAGACCCAATATGCTTCGCAACGACCCGCGCCTTCTCCAAATCGGGCGACCCCTTGAATCCAATGCTATAAGTATTCACGCATTTTCCGCTCTTCTTCATTTCTTCCTGAACAATGGCGGCGACAAGACTACTATCCAATCCGCCACTAAGCAAACAACCGATGGGGCGCTCTGACAGAAGCCTCTTCACGACGGCCCTACGAAAAACCTTCTCCACCATATGATAGATACTGCTATCGCTCACTAATGAAAGATATGGGTTCGGGCTCACATCACGGAATTCACTTATAGAAAAGAAGCGCTCGACACGCCCATTCATATAATAGCTCCCCGCGGGAAATGGACGGACATCCATCATCTCACAAATCCCCTTCCCCTCACTACAAAACGCAATCTGATTTTCGTCCGCGCCATAAAATAATGGACGGACACCGATTGGGTCGCGACCGGCATAAACACTTCCATCCTCCTCATCATATATAACAAATGCGAAAACGCCATCTAATAAATTAATCATCTTCTCTAATCCGAGTTTTTCAAAAAGAGGATAAATGACCGCACAATCACTCTCTCCCTCTTCGAGTTCTAACTTATATTTTTCATTAAGGTCCTTATAATTATAAATTTCACCATTACAGATTACATAAACATGGGAGCCACTATCCTTCTCATAAATAAAAGGCTGGTCGCCCATCTGACTCAATCCATTAATCGCCAAACGATGAAATCCAATGAATGTATCATCGCCCAAAACTTCGGATACCGATTTATCGGGGCCTCTATGTTTTATCCGGTTAAAATACATAGTCATTTTATCAACATCTATCTTTTGACCAGATAAATATTTATAAAAATATATTCCACACATGTTTAATAATAAATAATTACTCTTTAAGCTATTTTGAACAGCAACTATTTTCAAAAAAACTATATTGAAAACTTATCTTTTATATAACTCATTTCCCATACGTGTCCAATTGATTTTGTTTTACGAAATTCCGCTTTTTGATAACAATGAATTGCTATATTATTTGTTTTTTTGACATGAAGATACACATTTTTATCCACACAATTCTTAACTAATTTTCTTAAAGAATTACTACAATATCCTTGATTTCTATATAATGGATTTGTATATACCATGTTAATTTTACATCGAGGTCCATCTAATAAACGAGCAGTAAAAATACATTCTGTATCAGTATGTATTATAAATATTTTAGTTAGTAATATATTTTTATGTGATTCTTTAATTATATCAGTATACTTAAATATTGAACATTTACGCATATCTCTAATACAATCTTCAAATGATTTTCTAAGATCTTCAAAATTTTTCATTAGCTCTTCAAACTCATGAATTGATAGAAAATCTTCTTGTATCATATATTTATAATATTATAAATATTAGTTCTTCTATTTTGGACAGCAATATTTAATATTCGCGCTATATACACTTGAAAAAAATCCGCGACCGATTATACTTACAATAACGCCATATAATAAACTGTGGAATATATTGAAACGATAATAACATTCTGGCGCTGGAAAATTCTGATTTTTCTGATTTTGTTTAATACGATGTGATGGTTTTAGCTCTAGTAATGATATACGAAACATATCAGTAGTATCATCAGGAATTTTCTCAGTATTTGTTATTAGATTTCCAAGTTTTCTGGATAAAATTCTTAAAATACCAATCTTCTTCAATATAAAATCTATCATAGCAAATATTAACATAAATACAGGTATCATCATACCAAACATCGGAGATATTCCCTTAATATTAATGAAACAAAACAAAATAAGCATAACAATTAATATGACATTTGAAGTTGCGAGTTTGTAATTTGAAAAAAATGGGTCAGATGCTAAATGAAATATTTTAACAAAAAGGAAATCGAGTCCTTTAACAATATAAGGCATCGCATAAATTAATGCGAGAGGAATGAAAATCATGACGAATGTTAGAATACCAACACCTCCATTTGGAGTTCCACAATATTTATTTGAATTCGGATTAATAAAAAGTGCGATTAATACTGTTAGAAAATATGTAAAAAAAATTGCGCTTGTAGCAATCATGTTCCAATTTGATATATTATCATAATCGCGATTTAACTCTTTTTCTGGGAATAATCTATCAAATGCGCAATTAACTTTTTCAAATTGACTATCTTGTATTCCTTCTTTAAATGATTCTAAAAACATTTTAAATATGGATGGTTGTTGAGTACTATTTTCTCCACCTTTTTGCTTTTTCTCAGTATCATATGTCTCAATATTCTTATTTTTTTGAAAAATTAAATATTCAATATCATGATTGCTACTAAGAATTAATCCATTTATATATTTAAAATAATAAAATCCACTGATTATCGCAGTAATAAGTGCGATTTGATTCATTAATCCAGTTGAAACCTCGGCGTCATATGGGTTGAAATCCTGACCTCCTCTAAGTTTATTCTTTATAATTACTGTCTCATCATTTTTTATTACAGTTCCATCCGGCTTATATATTATTCCCTCTAAATCAGTTATGGAATATGATTCATCAATAATAAAACCGTATTTTTTCTTTATAAGTGTCCGGAGATGATAGACTGATATAAAATCATCAATATCAATTTCATATTTTGTATTATTATAAATAAATTTCATTATTTATTTATAGTAAGAATTAAAATCCAACTGGAATAAACATAAAAATCAAGAAGAAGATTATAAATAGTAATGTCATTGGGAAAGCAGTTGCGACCCCATTCTCCAATATTCCAAAAATACAATCTACAACTACCATTTTAGTTCTTCCCTCTTCACCCACTTTTAATTCGCCGATAATTCTTTGATAATATTCAAGAACTCGATTAGCTTTTTTTAATTTTGTATCAAATTCTATTTCATCAACATTTTTTGTAATAGATGGGTCTATTTTTTGTTTTTCTTCAATATCCTTTATATAAGCTCGAATCTCATCTAAAATATTACCAACGCTACCAATATTTTCTTCTACCGCCGCTTTTTGTTCATCAGACGCCTCGCATATATCAAATAAAAATATAATCTTTGAAAAAACATATAAGATACTTTGATAAATTGAGCGCGTAATATATGCGTAAGCATTTTGTTTTCTTGAAGTTTCCTTTTCTAAAATTGTAGTAAGTTCTTTCTCTAATGGTTCAGTGGGTGTTATATAATATTCTCCTTTTTCAAATTTTTCAACACGAAAGAGTAAATCTAATATTGGCTTAACTTTATATTCTTCCGCTGTCATCTTATATTGAGAATTCGCCATAAACATTTTATAAAATTCTATGTAATCTTTCAAACTATCTTCAAGGAGAGTTGAATATTTTGAAAGATAACTAATACCAACGGTTAATGCTTCTGCTACAATTACCATCATTTCAGACCCGGGCATCATCCTAATAAAACGCCCACGAACCCGACCAAGTATATTAATTACACCAGAAAGAATACCACTCAAAAAACTCGGAAAAATGGGCACAAATACTCTTTTAAGAAATGTAGGCGCATTTGCGAATGCGTATATTAATGTCATAAACATTGTCATGAACATTGCTAGTGTCGAACTGTTCTTAAAAGCCTGACATATATTTGCGTCCCCCCATCTCGCCTTATATAATTGATACACACATGCAAAAGTTAAAAAATACATAGTTAACGCTATAATCGCAAAATCAAAAAAGAATCTTAAAAAATTAATACCAGTCTCTTTCATAAAATCCATAAAACTATTTACCCAATTATTCGGGTCTGTATTATTTTTAATAAAATCCACAACAAATACAATTGATTTCATAAAAATATTCGAAATAATAAATGATATAAATGGAATTAATCCAGATAGAATGATACCTACATAAACTAAAAGCAAGATAACATATCCGAATATTTCTCCCCCTGATAATTTTCCGCCCCGATTCTTTTTAATAACTTCAACCCGATCATTTTTCTTAATATTATATTCGAATAATGTCCGATTATCTTCCAATTGTTTTCCGTTGAAATAAATATTTATATCATCGATACCAATCTCTTTTTTTAATGAATAAACTGATATTAAATTATTTTTTATTGTTATATACATAATAAATTATATATTTTTTTATTATTACATAAAAACTAATATCTATTATATTATTAATGATTACATATTTAAAATATTTAGAAGATAATTTAAACAATAAATATTTAAAAGAATTCGAAGAATATCGCAAGTATCTAAAAATATTCTATTCAGAAAACTCGAAATGTCCAGTAGATTCTAAAACGCTTCTACTTAAAAAAGAAACTGCGACAGAGTATGAAATGTGGTGTAAATCCAAAACAAGTAAAGACTGGAAAATTATTATTAAAAAGCCCAAAGTATATAACCTAAATATTAAATTAAATGAACTAAATATAATCTATAAGAATCAACTATTATTATTCAAGCAAAAATTAAGACAAAATTTAGAATCTCCCATTTATATACCTGAAAAAGATAAAGAAATGGAATCAGAATTAAAGGAACTTAAAAAATATGAAGGTGAAATTGAATCCATAAAAGAGCTGTTCGAAAAGCAAGAAGAAAATAAGAAGGTCCTCTACTTAAAACGACAGGAACAATTAAAAAAGCTTCTTGAAATTAAGATTAAAAAGAAAAATACATTCCAAATATGTGAGCAAGTCGATGGCGAAGTTCGAAAACAGCTTATCGAAGTCGCAAAGAATGAAAAAAAGATAGACCAAGAGCGCATTAAGCAAATTGCGAAAACCACGCAAATCACGCAATCTAATGTTAAAAACTGGATCGATTATTACAAGTTAAATATGGAATATGTTGCTGGAATGATTGAATTAGGCGCACTTAATAATGAAATATTCCAGATAACTGAGAAATATGAGCATATAAATAGCAATTATGTAATTGAACCGCCAATAATATCCAGCGATAAGAAGGTTCGACTTGAAGAAGATGAAGATGAAGACTCAACCGAATCCAAAAAAAGAATCCGAATGAAAAAATAATATGTGATTTAACAATATGTTAAGTGAATATTTCGACCCATTGTTTTTTTTCATTGCTCTGTCAATTGGGATGTTAGTTGTATATACAACAACGTCGGTCCCCGAAATCATATATAAATATCCAACTCCGGATAATAGTGTAGTCTATCAAGATGATGTTCAGAACTGTTATAGATATGTATCAAAAGAGGTCCCTTGTAAGGGGGAACTAACAGAGATTCCAATCCAACAAGTGGATTTAGAAGAGAAATCGAAGGAGAGTATTATTACACAATTCAATAAAATGATTAAACAAAATGTTTGATTATAATATAAAGAATGCTCGATTTTTTAAAAGAGAGACCTTTTGTAATATTAATATCAATCCTTTGGGGGCTTGGATTGAGTTGTATGTTTAGACAAGCGTGTGTTGGGCGCGACTGTATTGTCATTAAGGCACCTCATCCATCCAAAATAAATAATAAAGTATTTAAGGGGACCAATTCAAAATGCTACATGTATTTACCGGAATCCACAATGTGTAGCAAAAATCCAATCCAAGCGTAATAATTTATATTTAAAAATATTTTTTTAAATATGGAATCAGACCCGAAGGCGACACCAATCAATGCTTTACCGAAAGGTAATTTAACCCAAGAAGATGACCAACAATTTATCCAGAATATTCTCAATCAGATGAAGGGGGATAGTCAGGAGTCAGAGCAAAACTACCAACAGGCTCAACAGAAATATAATAATCAGCAGTTTGGACACAGTCCAGCTGAGCAACATGAAAATAATCAACAGCAACTCCAAGGCCAATATGAGCAAGAAGAACAATATGAGTATGACGAGGAACCAGTTAAGCAGACATTTGGAGATAAGTTGAAACGCGCAATAAAAGGGCCCCTAATATTTTTAATATTATATGTTCTGTTGTGTTTCCCATTTGTTCGCGTGTTCGTAGCTAATCAGATTGCTCGTTTTACGGAGAATGAGAACTTTCAGTTATATGGAGCAACCCTTCTTTTAGGATTGATAGGTGGAGTCATATTTTATTTAATTTCTACTTTTCTTTTCTAAAATATATATTATATGAGAGACACATATATTTCTTTACAAGGTTTAGTAATTGGTTTTTTAATTGTATTACTTTTATTTATTCCGATTCCTGTAATCGGCCGATTTATATGCTTGTGGATTCTATTTGTTGTAGTATGTAATTTAGTATCCGGCGACATATTGTTTTCCCTGTTCATTTCAACATTTTTTGTTATACTATTTTTCCTATATTTAGGGCCCAAAAGGACTATTTCATTTTCTGGAAATATGGTTGAGAATTTTGAAGGTGGTGAAGGCGAATCAGGAGATAAATTAGACACTGAAATGGAAATAACTGCGAAACCGGTTGAGAAGGCTCCCGAAAAAGACCTAAAAGATATGAATCCGTCTCAGTTAAATACAATTGTTGATAAATTGAATATTAGTGTTGGCCCAGCAAAAGATGATGATGATGATTTATTCGGAAAAATAGACATCGGAGAATATGATGATGAAGATAGTGATGAGGATAGCGATGAGGATGAAGATGAGGATAAAATGGAGAAGAAAGTAGGGAAAACAACGAATAGTTCTAAAAAGGCGTATAAAGCCCAGAAACAATTATATGACTTGAATAATACGGCGAATGCTCTACATAAAACTCTAACACGGATGGCCCCAACTCTTGAAAAAGGACAAAAAATAATTGATATGGTTGGAAAAATGGGTATCGAGAAATATTTATAATAATTAATTTGGAATTATTTTATATTAATAATATAAAAGAATGAAAAATGCGAAAGTTGTTTCAAGTGTTGCTTCAAACAAGCCAGACGGATTAAGTATTGCTTTAATAATTATACTTGTTCTTATTATTGTCGCTTGTATTTTGTGGTATATTTATTACAAACCAAAAAAAGAAGTTGTTCCTCAATCAGTTGAAGGGTTTTCTGATGAAATAAATAATCTGAAATTTTTCCAAAAGAATAACATCGGGAAAGAGGTCCCGACTAATCCAGTTCATGTCCTTCCAGATGTCCTTGAAGGTAGTCTCATGACATCAGATGAAGTCAATGCTTATTTTGGGTCCGCGAAAAAAAAAACACAGTAGTTGATAACATGGTCGAGCACTTTCAAAATCCAACCATCGAGCATTTCAGTTTCGGTGATTTGTTTAGTTTCGGTGGAGGTTCCGCAAAAAAGGGGACTCCTCCTCCGGAGAGGACGCGGCCAACCTATTCCGACTCTGATTCATCCCCCCCTCAATTTAGCACACTCAGTTATGGGTCAAGTTATGAGCAAAAGAATCAGGGCGCTCTCCCAAATTATGACAAGACAGGAGAGCTAGAATTAGAGAAAGCTATTATCGAATTAAAAGGAAATTCAAGCGATTATAAAAAGGACGTTGCGGTTGCGCCTCAACGTCTTCAACCAGCCCCCGTCAAACCGAATGTTCCCACAATTACTCCGGCTGAACTAGAAAAAGCAATTATTCCAGCCGTGGAATCTCAACCTGCGCTCGCGCAACCAAAGGCTCCATCAATGAACTGTAAATTCCTGAATTCCCAGAAATGTCATCCGGATTATCCCAACTTTTCGGGGGCGAGTCTGAACTTCGGGGGCGACAAAAATAAGGTCAAGTGCGACTCCGTTGGGGGCGAAAAAGTCGCGAAGGCCATTTGTACTATTGCCGACGGTCGTATAACAGGAGTTTATATGATTGATGAAGGAAGTGGTTATGAAGTCTCTCCGAAGGTTGTTGTTGAAGGAGGAGGCGGGTCCGGATGTAAGTTAGAGTCCGAAGTTGTCGATGGAAAGTTGAAGAAGATTATAGTAAAAGAAAGAGGCGAAGGTTTTACTGGGACCCCCTCTATAAAGATTGAGTCGCCCAATATGAGCAATGGATGTTATTTGTGTTGTAAATAGGATAATTTATTTTCTATAAAAAAATAATGAAAGATATTTTTTTATTGATATGTGTAGTATTAATTTTATTATTTATATTCGCGATGAATCGTTCCTATTTAGAAAAATTTTCTTCGAGAGATGTCGAAAACTCATGGCCTCAACTCTATACAGCAAACAATGTAGGAGAGTTATATAAGGCCCAAAATATTTACCCAGAAAAAGGAATGCGAGATTATTACGTTGGAAATTATCCGGACGTTGTTCTTCCTGCGGATGTAGTCGGATGCGGTGGTCGAAACCAACCCTGCTATGGAGGAAGTCAGGAAGTCATATTAAATACGATGCCCCCACTCGATATCAGTAATAAGAGCATTTCAACAAAGACTGGAAATGTAGGACCGAAAAAGAAAGTAGAGGAAGTCGGGTATTTATACAAAATTATGAGCGCATATGAGGACAACGCCTATATTCCTCTATTCTTGATTCGCCCTCGCGGCCAGTATCCGAAATATGAGTATTTTGTAAAAGGGGATGATGGAAGTCATAAGACCATCATTACAGCAAGTATCCATCGCGAAATCGGAACAAATGACCAAGTCAAGATTGAAGGGGAGCCGTATTTTTACAGGGCGACGATAAATGCGACGAACTTTTCGAGTTATCCACAGGTTCAATAGATGGTGGAGGTGGTGAAGGTATGTATATGTGATAATTAGCCAATGATAGAAACAACATGTTGTTGTTATTATATAGATTATTTTATCCTAAATTCTTTTTAGAAACATTCCAGTTGGGACCGACCATCGCTCCTAGAAAATATGGGTCCGTTTTATCGGCCATTTTTTTATTGTAGATTTTACCACTTAGTCCTAAAACATCGAAATTCTGTTTGAAGTCTCCATATTGTCCAAAATTATATGGGAGAAGACCATTCGTTATGCTTCCTTGATTTGTTGAGACCCGAACTTCTCCTTCTACTCTGCGAAAATCACTCTGAACCATTGTCGGCGGTTCAGAATACATCTGAGTAAAATAATTTTCGGAATTAAGAGGGGTTAGTTTTTTAGAGGGTGGTGGTGTCCGGTCCTTTTCATATTTTATTTCAGTATTGTTAATCAGCTTGTCATAATTAATATAGTGTTCAAGATTTAGAAGTTCTGGGTTGTCCTTGAATAGGAAAAGCCAATCTACATAGTCCTGCATCGTCATTCCATCTGGGTATCCAAATTTATAGGCGTTTCTTTCGACTGTGGTCATTTTTTCGGGGCTTTGATAATTCTTCTTCGGTTTGAATACGTGTTCAGACTCTTTGGGATGAAAAGGATTGATGTATATTTTATCTTGGTCCTCAAATTTTATTTTATCGGGGTCAGAAGGGGTTAAATGGAGGAAATTATTAGTTTGGAAATCGGGCATGGTATTTGAATAGAGAGCCTTTTCAAGTAATTCTTTTTTATCATCTTTATTAATTGGTACTGGAAAATCTTTATCAACAATTAGACGGTCATCTTTTCCCTCAAAATTCTCATGAATAACCATATCAGTGTCTTCTTTATTTATAACTGTTTTATGAACAACATACGGAACCGTCATTTTAGTGTAAATCCGATTTCCATAAAAACAAAATAGAAAAATAAAGAAAAAAAGAAAAACCATAAATTGATAAAATTTCATTTTATTATTTAATGAGATTTATTTCTCTATATAAAATAGTATATTATGCCCAATTATAATGATAATGATACACGAGATAATTCAATTAATGACTTACCACGAATGATATTTCAATTACCTAATACGGAGAGTGGGACCGCTTTACCGTCGCCGAATCCAGTATTTTTCTGTCAGTCTGGTTGCGCAATTGATTATCATTTTAGTAATATAAAATCATGCCAATTTAATAATGACGGAAAAAAATTCACAATAACTCCAACTGATACCGCAAATATTAATTACATAATGTGGAATGGAACTGATATGAATAGTGGAGAAAAAATGGTTCAATTCACTCTAAAAGAAGTATATTTTACTGCGCCCGCAAAAGATTACATTGGAACAAATAATGAAATATTGAATCAATCTATACAGTATTATTTTGTTTTCGTGAATGAAAAATATAGCAATCTTATGATTTGTATATCTGTAATTGGTAGTGTAAATAATCTGGGGAATGCTCCTAAATCAAATGGTTTCGTTATGATGGAAACACTATCGACGCGTATTCCAACAGTTAATGTTCAATCTGACCTTAGTAATCTCAATAATTTCAACTTGGGAACACTAATTCCTCCAAATAAACCATTTTTCAGCACACTTATAACAAATAATATTCAATATATTATTATTACAGAGGTTGTTGATGTTCCCATTGAATTTTTCTCAAATATTGCGACAATGGTTAATGGAGGAACACAATTATATACAGCAAAAATGAACAACTTTAAAACAAGTATACCACAGAATCCAGCGACAACAATTCTCTTTTATAATGAGAATTCACAATTATTGGATAATCAAAATCTAGTATGTAATTCAAATTGCGACTTAGTCCCCGCCAAAAAAATAACTCCATCTATTGGAACATACACATCAAGCGAATCAGAAAAAAAGAAAGAAGAAGAAAAAAAGAAAACAATTTCAGGCGCGGAATTATCTCCTGAAAAATGTGATATAAAAAAAGTTTGGGTGAATCAACCAACAAAACCTAAATTAAAAGACCCAAGCAAACTAGTTGGTTCAACACCAAATTTAACAGATGGTAGAGACCCAACTACAATTGTTGCTTTAACTGTTGCTTTTCTGATTATTTTAGTTTTTATTACATTTATTGGATTTTTTAAATATACAAATAAGAATAAAATATCAATTATTTTCTTAGTAATAGCACTTGTTTCTATTATTGTTGGATTATCAGTTGGTTGTATTTTATTTACACAAAAACCAGAAGGATATGCAATATCATATGTTCTTGGAATGATATTATGGTCAATTTCAGTGATATTTTTATATATTACAAGAAATTATAATTCGAATGGATATAGTATCGGTTATTCCAGTTTTAATACTGCTATATCTCCACAACAATATTCAAGTATAAATGTCCCCACAGGATTCAATCAACCACAGAAGTCATGGTTTGGTAAAATGTTTAGTAGCAGTCAGGACAAACCGATTAATTATTCCCCACAAATAACGATCCCAACCGCACAGAATACACAACCAAAACAATCATTCTTCAGTAAAATGTTCAAGAAAAGCCCAGAACAATCACCCATATCAATTCCATCAACAATGGTCCCCCAAAGTTCCACAACAAGCGCTGTATCTGTTCCTCCCCAAAGTTCAACATCAAGCGCTGCGTCTATTCCTCCCCAAAGTTCAACATCAAGCGCACCAGTTCCTCAACCGAAACAAACATTTTTATCTAAGATAAATCCATTTTCTAAAAAAGAGGTTCCATTGACCCAAGATATTATACAATCCAAAACAAAATTACTTGAAGATATTCAAAGGTCGAATTTAAATCAGACAAATAAAAAGAAATTAATGAATACAATAAACACTAGCTCAGGTTCAAATATAGTTCAGCGATTAAATACCGCATATAAAGAACTAAATCGATTAAAATCTAAAAAATAAATTACATATTATAAAAATCAATGATTCTTATATCTAAATAAATAATTACAAAGGATAACCGAGGGTCGATTGAAACCCAGTAATACCATCTAATCCCTGCGCCCCAAGAGTATCCTTCCATGTTTTAACACCGCTACACTGAGCATTAGTGTCATTTCCGCTACTACAAGACAAGCAACTGTCATTTTGGTTGAATCCAGCAGGAGTTGCGCTCGAACGAGTCATATAACTGCGTCCAGCATCCATAACCTCTGGGTCCAAATAACCGTCTCCACCATCCATCGATTCTACAATGTCTCCGTCTGCGACCTCCTTTGCGACAATAGGCGCCATCATACGAGAAGCCTGATTCTGAACAACCCTCTGTACAGTTCCTTCAAGTTGCTTTTTCTGGCCCACTTGGAGCATAACAACAAGCGCAATTGCCAAAAAGAGGGCAACAGCCGGACTAAATAGACCTACAACCGCGATAACTACCAAGAACACAATCTTAACAATGATATTATCAAAGAATGCGAGGAAGCTTACAGGTAAGAATTGGACAACAACACCTGAATAAACAATAAGTAGAACAACAAAAACGGCCTGAATAATATGACCGGCCACTGAAATTCCGGTTTTTTCAAGGATTGCGTTGGGAGCTTTAACAACCGCTTTTGAAGGATTAAATACTTTCTTTGCTAACTTTTTAACAGCCATGTTTATAATTAATACTAATATTTTATTTAAGGATAAAATTGATTTTTTTTTTAATAAATTCATATTATCTCTAAACATGTCATCAACATATATTGGAAAAAGAGGTTATGTAATCGTTAAATCGGAATTTCCCGAAAAAACAATCAAAACTATTAAGAAAGATTTAACCATTTCCCCGTTCGTCATCGGCGACTACGGCGAATCAGAAGAACCATTCCCCGTCTTTTTAGAAAACGACAAAAAATTATATGTTCCTAAATATTACGGAATTGAGAAGTTTGGAATTCCACTCATAAATGAGGTTCCCTCCGGAGAAGACATCGACCTCAAATTCAACGGGACACTCCGACCTCACCAGCTCGACCCAATCGACGCGTGTGTCCAAGCCTTTTCCAAAATGGGAGGGGGTATTCTATCGCTACCTTGCGGAGAAGGAAAAACTGCGTGTGCCTGTTATTTAATCAGTCATATGAAAAAGAAGACGTTCGTCCTTGTCCATAAAGAGTTCCTAATGAATCAATGGATTGAGCGTATTCTCGGGAGCCCAGACAGCCCCGCCTTTCTACCGAATGCCAGAATCGGTCGTATCCAAGGTAAAATCATCGACATTGAAAACAAAGATATCGTCATCGGAATGATTCAGAGCATCTCCATGAAAGATTACCCCCTTAATACATTCGACAGCTTCGGGATGGTTATCCTCGATGAGTCCCACAGATGCCCCAGTCGCGAATTCTCGAAGGCCCTTCAAAAAATCAACTGTAATTATATGCTCGGTCTCAGTGCGACTCCAGAGCGAAAAGACGGCCTGACGAAAGTCTTAAAATGGTATATTGGAGACATCGTGTTTATGAGGAAGGGTAAAAGCGCCCTAAATTCCGTCGTTGAAAGATACATCTACGATTGCGATGAAAAAGCCTACTGTCAGGAACTAAAAGGATATTATGGAAACGTGAATTCCGCCGGTATGATAAATAATGTCGCCCTCTATATGCCCCGAACGAATTTCATCGTCCAAAAGACTATGGACTGCCTCAAAGATGGACGACAAATTCTAATATTATCGGACCGCCGTGAGATGTTAAAGGACATTGAGCTTAAAATGGGGGAGCGTGGGGTCGAATGCGGCTACTATGTTGGAGGAATGAAGCAGTTGAAATTAGACGAAAGCGTCAAGAAGCCCGTCATATTGGCGACATTCCAAATGGCGGCCGAAGGGCTGGATATAAAGACTATTGACACAATTATCCTCGGGACACCAAAGACCGATATTGAACAGGCGGTCGGGCGCATTCGTCCGAAAATCGGAGAAACCAAGAACGTCCCACTCGTCATCGATATTGTGGATAATTTCTCGCAGTTCAAGACTCAGGCGTTCGCACGGAACAATTTCTACAAAAAAAAGAACTATGTTATACACACTTTTTCGGTTTCCAAAAGTGGGGAGCGCATCGAGAGTATCGGGTCTTGGAATCCACCTGAGGAAGAAGACGCAGTTCTGGAACCATCTGGAAAAAAGACTTTCGTATTTAAGTGATTCTGATTTTCAGATTTTTATTATAATATTTACCGAAGCAAATAAATTTGATTTATTTACTCTCATCTACAACAAATTCAAGCTCAGAACAATCAGTCCATGCTCGAAAAACCATTGATGAATCGTCCATCGTAAGAACGTGATTGAATTCAATACTGTCTCCGCCAATCCGAAAACAATGAACAATCTCGTTTTTCCGGATGTCAAACAAATATACCTCGAATCCACCTCCAATCCTTTTCTGGACGAAAATGAAGTTCCCGATGATTTCAATTCGTGAGCGCAAAAGAATTTCGCGATTAACGGAAACATACAAACATTCAATGTCCGTATATATGAAGAATACTGTGTCATCCTGAATCAATTGACACCGGCGCATTTGCGTCCCGAACAGTTGTAAAGAAACAAACATTTGTTGAGTAATTGAATCAAATATGTGGACATCTACCTCCCTATTTCCAACACGCGTATATGAAGCAACATATCTGTTTCCAACAAGAACTGCGTTCGAGCTCAGAATTGGAGTGATAACCGGCGACATACAGCTGTAAATTTGTTCAAGAATGTCCGAGATTGAGTAGAATGATGTAGTTTCATCCTTTCCAACAACAAAGAAACCATTTGAATCATCCATTAAACTGACGCGTTCAACATCACTGTGAAATGTACAACTCATGAATCGGTCTGGGCTGTAATAAACAACCCACAACGTATAATCAATGTCAATCATCAAAATTATTTTTTCTTTCTTCAAATGAAACATCCAACGATGTATAGAAGAAAAAATTATTTCTCCACCACTTTGGATAATAAAATGACCTCGTCTTATTAATAAAAATTTAAACATATTTTTTATATATTTAAATTTATAAATATTTATAATTCAATTTTTACAAAAGAGCAACCACATTTTCCTGAAATAATTCCATGTTAAATTTCTCATCTTCGTCCGCAATTTCCTTAGAGCGCAACCGCATCAAAAAAGCATCGCGATCCACTTTTCCCAAAGTAATCCAACTGCGAATAACATTCCCAAAAATTGCCCCACATTTGGGATAATCAACCTCATATTCCGCATATAATTGAACCATCCGCCCACAAATGAAATCCCCGAACGCACCCGAAAACTCATCAAAATCCCGAACAAGCATCTTGAACATTTCCACCAAATGATTACTCATGCTCTCCTTACTATCAAGAACAGAATATATAAACTTAGAAATAAACAGCGGATAATCATCTTCCACCTTCAATGTCCGAAATAATTCCACACTCGCATCATAGTCCTGTGTAATCGGATATTCCGCAATAATACACTCAATATTCTGCTCATTCATCGACTTCTTATTAATATCGACCTTAATGTAATCATTAATTGAATTTTCGCCAGAACTCGGGACAGCAAGAGCCTCATAAATATTAGAACTCTTCAATTTCAGCTTGAAAAAATTCTGTAATTTGAACTTGATACGTGGGATGAGTTGAACCGACTGTATAACAACATTCACGCGCTCCTCATAGAAATTCTGAGTGTCTTTATTGAATTTCAACTTATTCGCCATTACGAACTCATACATAATCGCAAATGACTCAATATCATTAGAATCCAGTAGCGTAAGCAAACTATAATGAAGAACCTTTGAATTGAAAATTCCGTAATCGACTGTCCAATATACCATCTTCAAAAAGTTGGAATACTTATTCTTTGAAAACACGTTTAAGTCAAACTCCTCGGCGGTCTCCATAATCTCGTTCAAAAACACTTCGCGACCCCGAAACTTGTCTTCAATATATGCGCAAAAAGACGCTTTATAATTATACTGCTTCAACGCATCATCTAAGGCCTCCGCTTCGGTATCGAATGGCCCAACGAACTCACTCTCATATGACGCATCCAGCCTATTCAAGCACCAATAGAATCCATAGTCATCAGACTCGCTCGTATTGTGAATAACATTGAACATCTTCTTCTGCCATTTCTTGTTGATAATGAGCTCTTTAACCAATTTCGCATACAAATCAATGTAGTGATTATCCGTCATAACTTTATTCATAATTTCAGCATTAATAATATCGTATGTTTCGTAAAACATCTGCTCCTCTAAATGGTCGATGAATTCCTTCACGATTATTGTGAATTTTTTGTCGTTTAACTTGTTCAAATGCGAAATAACAGTCTTCCGAATTTTATCAGTATCGTTCGCGGGTATCTGGCGAATGTATGAATTAACAAAATACTTCTCGATGTCCTTTCCACGAAAGCGATTCTTCCGCCTCCAAGAAGAAGTCGGCTTTGGTCTAACAACACCCTTCCCATAATTATTTTTCTTAAATGATAATACGTCGATTGGTTTCACTTCGACGTTTTTATAATATTCTTTGAAATTATTCAACAATGATATACTTTTTCCAACACACTTGCGTATAAAATCGATTGAATAAACGGATTGAATATTGTGGAATTCGATCGGGATTAAATTTTCCATTTTATTATATATATAATAAAATCTTTAAGCCGTTTTTACTTAGTTCCGGCGACAACCACATCCAGTGCAATCAACATTTGAGTCCCCTCCCATATATTTATCGTATTGACACCATCCTTTCTCGCCGATACGCAAGTCCGCACAAGTATATGGACACTCGCCTTTTTTACAAGGCGCTTTTCCACAATTACCAGAGTCTCCTTTATATTTACAACCATTCAAGCATTTTTTATGGTCCTTTCCACCTTTTTTCGCGAATATAACAATAAAATATATACCTACACCAATAATTGCGCAGCCAATAAGTGATAATAACACTATAATCGCAATCATATTCGGTTCCATAATATCTAAATAGAAAAAAGTGATTTCTTAAACGACTTAAAAATAATAGTATAATAATATATTATATGAAACCGATAAAACTTGGTAATGGAAAAGCCCTTCAAATCACGGAAACACAAACAATCCGTGAAATAGGCGCCCTATTGAAAAAATATGGGGTCGATATTGAGTATAAGAAATATCATTTTTTGGATAAAAATAGAGCGCAAGAATTAAAAGCAACTAAACACTCATTTGTTTTAAACACGTTTGGAACAAAATATTTACTATTTCTTACGAAAGTCAATTCTAAAAACTATGCTATATACATTAATCGGAAAAATGAATCCTTTTATTATGTGAAGACACGTTTTTCAGAAGAATTATATTCCGATACAGTTTTGGAGGGAGAAACCGTCAAAATTGGGAATGATTGGTCTTTTTTATTGAGCGATATTCATTTATATCGAGGACAACCTCTTCAATCAAACACGTTCGACGAGCGTTATAAGCGAATGACGAAGCTTCTCAATGAGGAATATATTTCCGACGAATATGTGGAACCATTCCGCCTTTTTAAAAAGGAAGTATTTGATTATACAGATATTAAGAGCGTCCGTGAGAAATATGTTCCGACACTTCCATTTCAAGTGAATGGATACTTGTTCAAATCGACGACATTCTCGACATATGACATCCTTTACATTTTTCCGGAATGTCGCAATAAGAAAGAGGATGAAATCGCACGGGAACCGAGTGATGCTGTAATCGCATCAGATACTTCTCCTAAAAAGGCGAAAGAAGTCCCAGAAATGAAGAATGAGATGATTTTTATTACAAAAAAAACTGAATATCCAGATGTATATGAGTTATACGAATCATCAAATTCTAAAATGTATGATTATGCATGGCTATCAACGATTGGGGTTAGTAAAATGGTTCGGGAATGGTTTGGAGAGAAGACTGAACTCGTTATTTTGTTCAGAAAGAATAAAATTAATGAGAGGTGGGGACCAGTATCAGTAATGAATTGAGTATTTTAAGGAATATTGGTGAATAAATTATTATAGTCCATAATTCCATTATATACTCCTTTCAGTGTTTTTTGAATATTTTTACTTTTTTTCTATTCACTTATAACACAAATAATAAATAGTAGGTCATTATTACGTATCCCTTTTATTTCGTCGATGGCAAAATACTTTTTTATAGGTATCGTATTATATTTATTATGCAAACAATTGTAATAATTGTCATCGATGAGAACTGTATTGTATAGTGATATATTATTATTAGGAAAGCGTTGAATAATTGATTCAATATTTTTAATTGGTATCATTGATGTCATTCCATTCGTTGTAATCTGCTGTCTTATGCTATAATCAACTGATAGTAATAACAAGAAACGCTTTTTAGGAAGATATTTAGATAATATTGTAGTTAATACATAATATAGCCAACTAAAAGTTCCGTTTGTCCAAATACTAATATATTTTACATTTTTGTCAAGAAAGTCAATAAACTTTTTTAAGTGCGGTCGCATCCATATACACATCGATTCTTTTATAAAATCGGGCTTTCTTAACTTATCTTTATTATTTTCATATTCATTAATTGACATATTATCGATTAATGTTTGGTCAATATCTAAAATAATGTGAAGGTCCATAAATTAAAAAATATTTTATTATATAAATGAATATAATAATTAACAAATATATCGACAGTATTCAGAATGCTACATCGATGACTAATTTAGAGATGAAACTGAAACCGATACTTGCGCGTAATTTTCGCTACAATATTTATGGAATATACGGGAATCTTGCAGGTCGTAAAACATCATTCTATCGGAATATATATCCGCGTATGAAGCTGTATCAAGATGAACATCCGAAAATAACTGAAAAAATGAATGATAAAGAAAAGGAAAAATATTTCATTATAATATTCAAATATAATGACAAAAAAGTGAAACAGTATATATATTTAGAGGGATATCTTATTAAAGAAGTTATAGAGGAGATACTAAAACCACGACAAAGAATAACGAAATCTAAGAAAGGAGGGATGGGTTATACTGTGGACCCAACCCCAATTGCGGGACAACCGACGATTCGTCCATATCAAGACTGTTGTCGTCCAATTTATAAGGGTCAATTGACAACTGGTGGCGATCGAATAATGAATTATTATTATGATTTGAATGATAAAGACAAAATAATTGCTCAACCTCAATATAGAGCAAATATTCAAAATTAAAAATATTTGATATAATTATGAAAAGAGGAGGTTCTAAAATGGGCTACACTGAGCAATTTAATCTACTTTCACCATGCTATAAAGATGGAGAGCAACGTGCTTCGGATTTTCGCATCGGAGGAGCGAAGGCTAAACCTACTAAAAAAGGGAAGCCTACCAAGAAAGCAGCAAAGGCTAAGAATCCTAAGAAACATAAAGGTGGGTCGTCGTGTTATGCGTCCCCGTCTGTTGCTGAAATGGGAATCGTTGATAAACCAGCATCACTTGAACCAACCAAGTCGGAACTTGCTTGGGATAATAGAATGACAGGAGGAGGAAATGTGAATACTGTTGTAGGAAATAATAAAAAACAAACTCAAATTGCTACAACTAATTTATTTTCATTAAATTCTCTCCCTGTCACTGTAAATTCTAACAATAGTCCATTAAATAAAATTAAAAATGAACTTTTTCCAACAGGAACTACTCCCGAATTAGTAATGAAACTTATACAAACAAATAAAAATCTTACAAATCCATCAGATTCGACATATTCATTTGAAATATTTTACAGATTAGATGGAAAGAATGAAATACAAAAAATAAGTAAATCAAATATTAAATTCGGAGAGTTTTTAAAGGATTATCGTGATATTTCAACAAAAGTATTTCCTCCTCCTCAAAAAGCAAACGCAAATGCTGTTGGAGTCTTAAACGCAAACGCAAAAGCAGCCGCAAACGCAAAAACTGCCGCAAACGCAGCCGCAAACGCAAAAACTGCCGCAAACGCAGCCGCAAAAGCAGCCCCAGCCACAGCCCCAGCCGCAACCACAGCCACAGCCCCAATTGGAGGTCGCAAACGCAAAAATAATTACAAATAAACAAGAATATATTTCCTTAATAAACAAATCCACTAATATATAACAAGTCCCTTATTTTCAATCCAAGGTCATTCTTTTCAATTGATATTCCATAACTTGTATCATTTCTGTAATATCTCAACTTCATATATTCATTCTCAATCGTTTTAATATATTTAAATCCATCACAATCCTTTTGCGTATTGTATATATAATAAATACGATGATTATCTACAATACAATCCTTGATATGATTATTGTGATAAATTCTACTACTAGCGCTCAACACGCCTCTAACTGAATAATCACCATCATCCAAAGTATCAGAGTCCCGAAGTATAACGACTTCCAATGGGATATTATTCACGAGAAACATTGTATATAGCTCGTAATAATCCTTCGGCTCAACCATGTTCTGAATAATAATAGATTCCGTAATATTATTTCTAATAATTTCCTTAACAATTTCATAATTTGCTCTATGACTACGGTATGTATTCAATGGAATTTTATTATATTTACTTTTCATATCGTCAATGTGATGAACAGAACCGTGTGTATCCGCAACTTTATCTCGATAATACCTCTCAAAATTATCAGGACTTATAGTTATAACAATCTTTTTAGGATGTTCTTCATTTCCAACAATAACCTTTTTATAAACAAAAATATTAGTCATTCTTTTATAGCAAAATAGAGCCATAACGGCAAGTAAAGAAGTAAAAATAGTTCCAATTAATAAATATTCCAAATTTTCATTATAAAAAGTCGGGTCTATTTCATCAAATTCGTCCATTGTAATAATAATTTTATTATTATAATTTCTTTAAGCCGTTTTATTTGAATTTGAATTTCTGAACTTTGAAAAAATTAAGAATAGACGGGAAAACCATCCGTGGATGTAATGATTTCGAATCATAATATTTTATAAATTCATCGTAAGATATCCATTCAACAAATCTTTTTATCTTGTCTTTTTTCTCAAATGTCCCAATCAGATTAAAATCGAGCACGTATTTGCTATCATCGAAATAAACAATTTTCAATATATATTTCACCATTGGTATAAATATTTCGATTTGTATATTTTCATCAATCATCGCTTTCAATTCATTAACTGATAGCGACTCGTTTGTAGATTTATTTCGGATTCCTTCATTTGATTCCTCATGTAATTCACGCGCAATTGTATCATCAATAGTTGAATCACCATTATCTGTTTTTCCTCCGAAGTCGCTATACCGCATTTTTCCATCATTCTCGAACACTTTTTGAATAAGAACCTCCCTCTTTTCTTTCCCATGAACAAATAAAACCCCTCCCGCCTTTATTTCCATTTTCTTATCATCCTTATAATAAAATACTTTTCGTGGAATTTTTGGTTTCCTTGTTCGTTTTTCAACCATTATTTATTATATATAATAAATATAATAAAAATATGATAATAACGAATCGCAATTTTGTTTTAGAAGAGAACTACTTAGAGACAATTCAGACTACGAAACCGGTAGATATAAATCCTATTAATATACCAACTTTGAAACCAACCAATAAAATAAAATACGAATATTTTATTAAAGAATATTATATTTGAGACATATCATATAAATATTTCTCTTTTTGAGGCGTCCCCATTCCAGACCGCAAATCATCAGTTATTTTAGGATGCGCCTCCGCAACTGGCTTATACTGGTCAAAAAACGCGAATGCGCCCCCTATATTTTGATATCCGACCAGTCCATCAAAACTTCCCCCATTCATCGGGAGCTCATCCTTATATGACCAATAATCACTTTCCATAATATTTTTATTCTTATTTTTATCTGGGCCTTCTAACCACGGAAAAGCATCCGCTTCCGTTCTGCGAAGCATATCTCCATCCAGACTTCCTGATTTATCATCTTTTGGTTTATCTGTTGATTTAGACGCTGGTAAATCATAATCATAATATTTTCTCAAATCTAATACATCAGTTGTAAAATTGGGGGTGTTAAAATTTTGCGTATAAAAATTCGCAGGATTAACTTGTTTGTATAATTTTTCTAAATTACCGGATACTCTATTCTTTTCAGCAACTGTAAATGACTCCGTCTCTGTTTTGTTTTTGAGAATCGGTCCAGTCTTATCTTTAACAAATAAGAACCACATTATTACTAAAAGAGCAATAATTAGAAAAAGAACAATAAATATTTTAATCATTAATTTAATATTATAAAATAATTATTGTTAAATACTTAAAAATAAAAACCTATTATAATTTATGACTGATGTAATCGAAGAACCTGCTCAAATTAAGGGGATTGAACTTGATACACTACAAAATGAAAAGGAAGTAATTGATATAACTGAATCAATTGTTGAAGTAATTCCATCTGTATCTTCTGAAATAAGTGAAGTCCAAAATAATACTCAACTATCGGAAAGCTCAGAAAAAGTAGATACTCAACTTATTCCAAAAGAAGAATCCAAAAAATGTTTAGATGCGCTTATTGAGCGATTTTTAGACGATGGAGTTATAGATAATAATGAATTGACCGAGATTATTCGGGTAGTTATTGAATTGGTTGAAGGAAAAGTTGGATTGTCCGGAACCCAAAAGAAGAGTTTAGCCCTTTCTATTCTAAGACAATTCCTCGAATCTAAAATTCCTAATTATAAACAAGTTGAGACGCAAATCAGTAAATCGATTGATTTTACAATCAAAGTGTCCAAGGAAGGTTTCGGAGAAATTAAGATTATGTCTTCCACAATTACTGATATTAAAACAGGATTCAACTTTATCTATTCTTCAACAATGTCTAAAATAGAGGAAAAATATCCATTGGCGGATGACATTATTAATAACCTGTTTGATATCATCATTCATATAATGCGCCTTATTGAAGGTCAGACTAAGATGAATGATAATGAGAAGGTAATCCTTCTTAAAAAAATCGTCCTAAAAGTTATATCAAGTCTAGTAGAGTCCGCTAAACTATCTAAAGAGAATGGATATTTCTTGAATGCGCAGGTCGATTCAACAATCGCAATTGCGCAGGTCAGTCTTCGCGCAAAGAACGGAGAGCTACATATTAACCCCCGCGAAGTTATATCCATATTCGAATGTATATTCGCATGGTTTAGGAGATGTCGACCAAATCGAGGAACTTCTCAATAGATTGATTGGAGAATCCCTTCTTTTGCTCAAAGAAGACTGTATATTTATCCAGTTTTGAATTAATATCCGTTATTTTAGAAAAGACGAGGTTTATTGATTCATTCAAGGGAAAGAAAATCTCTTGATAAATCTCTTCAACTGGATATTTTAGCAAACCGGAGAAATCGTCGCCATGTATCTGTTGTTGGATTATTCGCAGTAAGATGACCCTATTCTGTTTAGCGGTGGTTATCTTCTTGATACAATAATTGAAACAGCTCCCATCATCGAAGACCTTCATATATTTATCGTTGATTCCATATATTTTATATAGATTCTTGCTTGGGTGATGGGTTTTCGAAAGTTTGAAGAGTATTTGTTCAAACTTGTAGAGTGGAATCGTCAAGTTGGCGGGGTCGGTTGATAGATAGAATCGTGTTTTTTCCTCTGTTTTCTGAATATTCATTATTATTTAAAGATGTTATGATATCTTTAAGTCGATGTAAAAATTGAATTAAAAGCAATTTGATATATATAATATATAAAACTAAAATGGACACACTGAAACCAGAATATCGTAATAAAATAGTTGAAATATACGGACGGATTGCTTTTGAAGATGAGGGCTTACCAGCTCATATTGAAGGTGTAATTTTTGAATGGGTTAAGGGAGAACTTGCGCGAAGAGGCGAAGTATATGATTGCGAACATATCCAATTCAAACTGCTCTATTTGCGAAAGACGGACCAGCTCTTTCTCAACATAAATCCGGAATCCAACATCAAAAATATGGTTCTTTTGGAGAAAATAAATCGGGGCGATGTGGAAATTGATAAATTACCGCATCTTACTCCACAAGAATTATATCCAGAATTGTGGGAGAAATTGAAGGAAAAACAGAAGGCCACTGATGAGTTCCTTTATTTGAAGAAGCCGGAGGCGGCGACGGATGAATACAAATGTAGTCGCTGTAAGCAGAGGCGCTGTATTTACACTGAATTACAGACGAGGTCAATTGATGAACCCATGACGAAATATATCACTTGTTTAGAGTGTAATCACAAGTGGCAGATTGCTGGATAAAAATTGAATTAAAAATAATATGATATGGATTAGTAGTAAAATGACAACAATTAGGACCGCTGAATTTATCCGTATCAATACGGATGAGGATACATTATTGACAGTCAGACCGCGAATTTTCCGAAGGAATATGGTTTCCTCATACGGCTATACAATCCGTGGAAATGATGATACTTGTATAAAAAGGAAAAAAATTGAGGTTAATGATAGAGAGCCCATTTTTATTACATTTAGTATAATAAAAGGCGCAACATATTTTATTAAATTGGATATTATCTATTTGGACGAATCTAAACAGAAATACAGGCTTTTTTATAGCGTTGAGGACGATTTCAATCAAGATAGTGAAAAAGAAGAAAAAGAGTTTTTCGAAGTTGAAAAAGAAGAAGAGGATGAAGTCGAAGAAATTGATTGCGATATTGGAAATTTAGAAGTTGATTAAATTTTTAATATCAATATACAATATATTATAAAAATGGGAGTATTTTGGAGTAAAATTGTTGAAAAATCAGGAATTACAAGTCGTTCTAGAATAAGTCAAGGACATATGACTAGACCATTGTTATCGAGTGCTTCTCGCCCAACTCAAACTATTTCAGCAAACAATAGACAATATATAAATTTTCGTCCAGAGCAACCAGTTTCAATTGGTCATCCATTATCTGGAGAAGGTGGTCCAGAACCATCACCAAGTTCATCTAGACAACCAAGTATTAATAGCCAAAGTCAAAACAATCGAACCGTAGCTCAACCGCAACAATTAACAGAAGTTCAACTAAAAATGTTAGAACAAAACATATATGAAGATTTTTTCAAGAAAACAAAAAATATTAAACAAATACATCAACGACACGCAACTACATGCGCAAATGTATTGAATAAAGGATTAGAAGCAACTGCTAAATTACCTACGGGTGCTCCTTCTATTTGGGATATAAAAGAATTAGCACCAAATACATCTCTAACCGGTATTGGAATACAACAATGTATGCAAGTTTCTGATTTCCTATTATCATGTAAATCGAAAAATGTAAATTATATAATAAATAATGATTATTCATCAATTGAAGAATTTAATAAAAGTGTACGTAATTCTATTAATCGTCAGCAAAGTCCAGAATTGAGACCAATGGTAATTTTTTGTTGTTCAGAATTATTACGTACTCAACAAACATTATTTATTTCCTATTTCGATATAATTAAAGATTATCTAAAAACTGGTAGAAAAGTTATTGTATTATTTTGGTTAAATGAACAACACGTTTCTAAAATGTTTAATGCGGATAATTTTGTTGTATCTCTTACTCATACTAAAATACAATGGAAATATTTTATAAATAGAATAAAAAATTTAGAATCAGATAAAAATTTTATGGAAGATATTGGACGTGAAAAAATAGCAGAATTTTCTGAAAAACTAAAATTAGAAACAACTGGAACATTAAATTATGAAGAATGGGAAGATATTTTTTATGTATCACCAATTATATATTTTAATAATCCAACCCAAAATATGCTTTTAAACACATTTTCGTTTGATAATCGAAGATTTACAGGAAAATATAAGTTTTTTAGTAAACAAACTTTTAAAGCAAAAACATTATTTAATCCAGAAGAAATGTATAAACTATTACCTCGTATATTAGCGGAATATATTTCAAGAGTCGGTATTATTGGAAAAAATAAAGGAGTTGATTTTTATGAAGAAGAACTCAGTCAGGATGTTAAAATGAATTTAGTAATGGTTTCACATCATAATTCCTGTGAAAATACATTGAAATATTTAACAAATGGTCAAAGTAAAGAAAATGTATTTAATAAACAACAATTAATGAATGCTGAAATTGTTATTTTACCAAAAAGTGGAATTCTTTTTAGTCGAGAATATAGTGCTGTTTTTACTGATAATGATTTTAAAGTAGATAATATAAGGACATTAAACATTGTAAGAAATGAACTTAATCGAATAGAAAAGATTCAGAATATTGATAAAGACATAAAAAACTCTATAAAAAAATATTTTAGTCCTAAAAATTTGAATAAAAATATGAATGAATATATTAGATTATTACAGGAAAATTTATTAAAAAAAGAAGGAAATGGTCCAGTGGCACAAGTAAATAGTTCAGCGGCACAAGTAAATAGTCCAGCGGCACAAGCAAATAGTCCAGCGGCACAAGCAAATAGTCCAGCGGCACAAGGAAATAGTTCAGCGGCACAAGCAAATAGTCCAGTGGCACAAGGAAATAGTTCACAAAATATTAATACACTTAAACATTTAATTTTATATTTAAAATATTTATCAAATCAACCACAACAACTACAACAACAAGATTTTTTATTAAAAAATCGTATATTTCCGGTTGGTTTTTATGATATGATATTTAAATCAACAATTCGACGAAAAAATAAAACAAGTCGTGTTAGACAAATTTATCCATTATTTATTTTATATAATTCACTATTAGATATATTTTTTACACCACTAGATGTTGTAAAACAGGAAGTTGCAATAATTCCAGAGCCAAACAAAGGTCCTGTACACGTCGCAGGAGCAGGAATAGAAACATCATCTGAAATATTTAGTTTATCATCACCATTTCGTAAATTTTTAGATATGTCATTAGAGGATTATTCAAAATTTCTTGAAACATCAAAAGAAATACTTAAAAAAATAAATGATATGTATAATCCACAAAGTTCTCGGCAACCAGAAGGAGTTTCTTCGGCAGCAGTTGAAGGCCCTAAAAGAAACACATATTTTTATGATTATGATAAATTAAGTAAGAATATTCAAGATATTATTACAAATAAAATAAGTCCTTATAAAGAAGAACTAGCAGCACAACAACATTCACCAACACTACTTCAATATTTAAGAAAGAACTTTGATACAAAGACATTGGTTCATCATTTTGGTAATTGTTTATTTGATTTTTGCGCAATAATTGAACCCGCCAAAAATAGGCTTAGACAGATTGTCAGAGAAAAATTAAAATTAGAAGTTGGAGAAAAAAATTATGCGGACAGTTTCAACCAAGAGGTAGCTAGAAGATTGAAAAAATTTGTGGTTGATTATGAAAAAGAACACGGAGAGATAAAAAATACAAATACAAATACAAATGCTAAAATAATACTAACATATAATGAAAGATATTATTCAAAGAAAGAAATATTAAAAGATTCTGATAAACTTAGTTATGATAATACGATAAATGCAGAAGTAATAAAAATATATTCAAAATATTTGATAATTGATGTATTTGAAGAATCAAAAATATTAAAATTAATTGAAGAAAGAAACCGAAATATAACAACAACTAATAGAAAAACAATCATAAATGCTGAAATTTCAAGAATACTTCAACCATTCCAGAAAAAATTCATGGGTATGCTTATTCATAAAAATATAAGAAATAATGGGGAATTGAATGTTTCAACACAAATAAATAGAGAAGCAAGTTATCAATCATTTGGACCAAGTAATCCATTTTGTCCTATGACTGTTCGTGGAAATCGGAATGTATTAGATGAAATAATTGCGTTTTATAAAGCAGGTCGTGGAATGTATAAAAAGGCAATATTAAAACAAGTAAAAAGAGATTATGGTGCTAATAAACCAATATTTGTTACAATTTGTGAGAATTATCTTAAAATGAATGATAATCAAAAAATTACTGATTTTTATAATTCTTATATCAAAATTATTATTGATGAATATGGAATTTTAAATGTTACATATTCTCAACGGGCAAATATTATGCTTTATATACCATTATTTTATAGATATGATACTAAATTAGAATTTTTTAAAAATATATATTTAGTTAATTCATTAAACTTGGAAAAATTTGCTACATCTTTTTTTATGATGTATTTATTAAGAGATTATAGACTATTGTCAGATGGTAAAACTGATCGAGAACAAGCTACGATTGACGATAGTCAAACTCCTAATTATAGATATGTTCAGTCTGGGAATGATATAATAACGAATATATTTCAAAAAATTTTATCAAATGGAACCCCTGATGTAGATTGGTATAAACAAAATTTGAATAAAATAAAATTACTTTTATATTATATAATTGAATATAATAATCCAGATGTAAAAGAATATTATAATCAGTATGGACTTGTTTTCTTTTATTTTACATTAATTTTACCAAATCTTATATTATATGAATATACTAAAAAAATTGATGAATATAGTAAACAATATGAAGGAACCGCACAGGATGAAAACAATAAAAATATAGATTTTATATTTAATTTATTAAATAATGAAACTGATTTTAAAGATAAATCAAAAAATGTTATTAGTATATATTTAAAAAAATTTAAGACTTATATTGAATCATTATATAATAAAAGAGATGCAAATAAATATGAACTTCGAAGTGGCATTGTTAGAAATAATAATAATGTAATAAAATTTAATAAAAATAATATTGTACGTTTAAATGAACATCGTGAAGTAAATAGGCATCAAAATACAGATCAAGTAGATATTTATACAACACTATTAATGGAACGCGTCTATTTCGCCACTTAAACAACATATTCCAGTTTAAAAACATTATTCATAATAATTTATTATGAATCTCCAATTTATAGCCGAGAATGTCTTCGTTATCTCACTAACAACCCGCGCCGACCGCCGTGAGAAAGTCTCGAAAGAGCTCAAATCCCAGAAGATTCCCTTCCAATTTTACGACGCCATCGCCGACGAGAATCCCATATACGGATGTACCGCCAGTCATATCAATGTCATCAAAATCGCCCGTGATAAGAAGCTCCCATACGTCCTCATTTTAGAAGATGACGCCAAGTTCGTTCAACAATTCAAGCTACCTCCCCTTCCTCGTGATTGGTCTATGCTTTTTCTGGGGGCCTGTGTGAATAAGGTATACGACGAGTATTATTACCGTTGGAAGCGTTGCTCGAATTGGTATGCTCATGCCTACATTGTCCGCGATACCATGTATGACCGCATCATCGAGGAGGCCTCCCAGAATATGGACAAGCGCCTAATTGATGAATATTATTGCGAGTATCTTCATCCGACTATCCAGTCCTATTGTATCTACCCGACGATGATTACACAGGCCGACGATTATAGTGATATTTTGAAAACGACGCTCGACCGCCATCAGAAGGTCATCAACTTCGACCGACTCATCGAGATGAAGAACCCGAATCCCCCGCAATTTCCCGAAATCTATTGTATCAACTTGAAGACGCGCCCCGATCGGCGCGAGTATATGAGCGAATTGTTCCGCAAGAACAACCTGCGCGTGAACTTCTACGAGGCGACCCCCCATCCCGATGGAGGCGCCGTCGGTTGTAGAACATCGCATCTCGACATCTTGCGAGAGGCCCGCGACCGTGGCCTACCGCGGGTTTTGATATTGGAAGATGACATCGAGTTCATCGGGGACCTGAGAGAGGTCGTATTACCGGCGGAGTGGTCGATGTTTTATTTGGGTGGGAACTGGGTCGACATCTTGAATAAGGCGGAGTCCGATAACTATTGTAGGGTCCGCAGTTGGAGCACATACGGCTACGCCGTGGCGTCCTCTTTCTACGATACGCTAATTGAGGGGCTTTCGGGGACGGAGAAGGAGATTGACCGCTATTATTTGGAGAACGTACATCTCAATCATCCGGTCTATATGGCGAAACCACAGGTCGTCGTTCCAGCGGAGGCGTTCGACAGCGATTCCGATATTCGGGGCGCGGATGAGGGCGTGAATTACGGCTTCCTGCGCGACGCGGAGAGGATTAATTTGGGGGAGCGCGATGTCGCGAAACCGGCAAAATTGAAGATTGTGGGCGCGGCCGACATAAAAGCAGTTGAGGATGCGGACCTTCCGATGGTCTCCATTATTACGCCGACACGCAACCGGAACCATTTTATGAAGTTGGCCGTCTATAATTTTTATTCGCAGAATTACCCCAAGGATAAATTGGAGTGGATTGTTATTGATGAAAGTAGCACGCCCGTCAAGGACCTTCTACCGGCCGATGAACGCATAAAGTATTACTATGTTAATGAAGAGGAGCGGAAGTTCGTGTTTGAGTCATGGGTGGCGCGGTATGAAGGAGAGCCCCCCGCCCCTCACAAGAGGGAATATGGCGACTTCTACAAACTGCGCCTTCCCATTGGGTTAAAGAGGAATATGGGGGCGCGAATGGCGACGGGGGCCGTAATCGTTCATATGGACGATGACGATTATTATCCACCGAACAGCGTCCGCCTTCGTATAAATTTCCTGAATTACTCAAAGAAGCCCTGTGTGAGCTGTTCTTCCATCGCGAGTTTCAACATTTGTCGGATGATATCAATGATTAATGTTCCCCCGTTCGATATGAGCTATGAAAAGAGGACGAGCGAGGCTACTTTGGCTTATGAGCGCGGATTCTGGGAGAAGAGGCGGTTCGAGGGGGGAGATGTGTGTAGTGAGGGAGAGGCTTTTCTGAGAGGGCGGACTGATGAGGTGTTGGACCTTGATTGGCAGGGGATTATAATCAGTTTGCGTCATAGTGGGAACATTTCGAATAGGAACGAGCTGACTGAGGAACCCAATGGGTGGCATTTCGGAAAAATAGACAATCAGCTATTTTTATTCTTGACGTCATTGGATGAAAGGAAATAAATGGAAAATTGATAGTAAATTCAATCAAAAATTCATGTATTATAAGAATGCCGAATATGTTTATTAGAAACGAAAATAATTTTGGTGATAATTCTATCACAATTACTATATCAGAAGAACCGACGAATATCAGTTCTTCTAATATTGTATCGTTTAAATCGGATCCGTGTGTTTTTACAAATTTCTCGTTAGTTGAGACAACTGACAAAGAAATGTTTATTAGATTCCAGCCAGACGACGACGAAGTTCCTATTTGTTATTCTCACAGTGATGATTGTATTCCATTGTTCATTTATTTTAAAACGGAATCCATCGAAAGCGAAAGAAACCATGGCGAATTTTTGGAAAGTTATACGATAATTATCGTATATCAACATGAAATAGTCAAGCTTTCGCTAAAAAAAGATATGGGCTACGATATCGAATTTGAATCATGCAATGTTGATAGAATCGGACTATTCAATAAGAAGTCTGGTATGATAATCAGGGAATACATGTTTGAGATTTGTCCAGAAGTTGAAAATGGAATGAAAGGACTCGCAGTACATACTGGACATGATGGCCAAGATGTTATTGAAGTAGTCAAATTCAATTTTAATCCGATTGATTTTTTGAAAAATGTCGTTATCCAATCGAGGTGGTCAATCACAATGCCACTCAATTTCAGGTCTAATGAAATTTCTGCAGACTGCGACACTGGGCTTTTTTCTTTGACTGGAAGTTATTGTACGGATGATGATGTACTTATCATTATCAGTCGTGAAATTAATGAATACGGTATCGAATTTGATAGTCGGTTTGATAGTCGGGTTATTCTCATTTATCAAAAAGTATCTACGATTGTTTTAGTTAATTACAACAGCCGTATGAAAAATCGCCTTGACAACGCACAATACGACCATGTTGGGGAATTGATAGTTTCCTGTAAAATACCACAATTTGTTCAGGAATTAAAAAAAATTCACAAGTATATTCCGCGATCGGACGAGTCGGATAATGATGAATAAAATTTTTCCAAACAAGTTTTGGAAAATTATAATATAAAAATTGATTAAAATTATCCGTTTATTTTTAGGGATGTAAGTTGAAAAAATGAACGCAAGCAAACAAAAACAACGGAATATAATTTGTGTTGATCATGAATATGATACTGTGTATGAATTAAATATGATTTATCAATCTCCGATTGATTTACAAAATCAACCTGAACTACCAGTATCATGTAAGAGCTGGGAGAATACATATACTCCTTATCACATTTCCAATGGGTTCGTTGTAATTGAGATTACTGCGACAAATACATTGGTTAAGATTGAATATCCTTGGCGGAGTAAACCATTGCATGTTCATATAATTGAACATCTATTTCCTGTATGTTATGATTCGTGTGATGATTGGGAAGTATGTGGTCATACAATATTCGTCATTTTTACTGACCATATGTTGAGAATCGATTTGGAGAATGAAATATCAGGTTCTTTATCTTCATTCAAAGAATGTAGAACAAATTTTTCATTCCGTATTTCAAAACCCGAATCATCATCATTTACAATGATTGAAGATGAGAGAAATGAACGTTTGAGAGCTTGTTTGGTTTCGGATGAGACTTTTTGGAAAAAAGTGGAATTATTTGAAATCTGTTTATTCCGCGATGATGAACGTCTTTTTGATAAATATAAAAATATTTTCATCAAATTACCACAAAATATAACAAGAATCGAAATCCATTTAGAAGATGGTTATGTTATTCTAACAATGACATTAAACTCAAAATGTAATTCATTTGAATTTCCAATTTACATCGATTTTAGAGAAAATGATGGGTCCGATTCAATCTTTCTTTTGAACGAATGCGAAAAATGTATTCTTGCGACAAGTGATCAACTCAAACGATTCCTAACGATTGGGTTTGAAATTGTAGCGACGATTAGTGTTTGTCCATCTGAAGATCATGACGACTTACCTGAAATTCAGGCGTTTATCAAGGTTATGTTGGAATTGAACAAGTATCACCTATGTCAATTGGATTCTGACTATGGTTCGGACTCTGACTGAATTTTTCCAACCCAGTTTGGAAAATTATAATATAAAAATTGATTAAAATTATCCATTTATTTTTAGGGATGTAAAGTTGAAAAAATGAACGCAAACGCAAAAATAATTAGAATTAAACGAAATGTTGAGAAAGAATACTTTTTCAGTCCTGATAGTTCTCGGTGTTATTTACAAGATTCTGCTGAATTGACATCAAAATCATCAAATCATAGTAATACTGGTTTGATTATTCGTTTTAATTGTAATACAATTTTAATCAAAATTGATAGTCAGAATACACATGTTGTGATTGAGAATTATTATCCACTGAGCACACCATTACATGTTCATACAATCGCTCATCAAAATGAATATACAATTTTTGTGGTTTTTGATGACCATATTTTGAGAATACGATTGGAGAATTCAGAATTTGTTGAATGTGCGACAAATTTATTTACCATTTCGTCCGAATTTATTGAATCAATCAGACAAAAATCATTTTCAACAATAAATGGCGGGCATGATTTGAGAGCGTGGTTTGTTGTTGATAAAGGTGAATTTTTCCAATTTGAATCATACAATCTCTTGTTTGAAAATGTCGGAGACCGTATTTTTGACAAAGATAACGGATATTCATTCAGAATACCCGCAAATATCGCTAACATTCAAATAAACGGAGAACGTCTAGAATGGATGATAAAATCAAAAGGAAAACGAACGAAATTTTCGATTTCTCTGTTTGATGAAAAAGATGATTCCAATGGTGTTCTTCCATTATATCTTTTCGCACAAAATGGATATTATGAGGACCCTAGAACTCAAAAGATGGTTAAATCATGCGAAGGATTTCATATTTCAACAAGTGATGAAATTGAGGAATTTGAGGGACTTGGATTTGAAATTGTCGCAACGATATATGTTCATTTATTAGATAAAAATACTGGACATTTAATCCAGAAATTATTGGTCTTGAATAGTTATAGTGGATGGGATTTTCCTGATTCTGAGGCTGAGTTTGAGTCTGAGCCTGAGTCTGATTCGGACTCTGACTGAATTTTTCCAACTCAATTTGGAAAATTATAATATAAAAATTGATAGTAAAATAGTTCAATTTTCTATATATTTATCAAAAATATATAGAAAATAATATGATATACTTATCTTGCGTATTACCATTAACATGTGAACAAATAAATAGTCCTTTCATTGACTTATCAGATAGGGTGTTAGATCAGCCGCCCCCTTTGATTGGATGCAATTTAATTGAAGTCGAAGTATTTGGATCATGTACTAATATAGTCGCTTGGATGTCTCGTGATTCGCCGTTAGTTTATATTCAAATAAACTGTACTGAAGAAAAATGGAGTGAGTTTGTGTATGATCATGATCGTACAAGTGTTCTAATTTGTGTGATCATTTTTGAAAAAAAACATGAAGATTCTGTATTTGGTCATACAATGATTTTAATTTTTAACAATCATGCTTTGATTATGAGGCATCAGCATGGAAAAATTGAACGATGCGAGATCTATTATGATCCCTCAGTTTCTGGTGAGACTCCTCATGAACGATTAATTACAGACTGTTTTGACGATGAAGGAAATCTGATTACGAATTGTTTCAATTATTGGAGGGTTTTTCCTAAAATGACCTTTTTTGATTTTTGTAGATTAGATTTATCTAAAATCGAAACGTTTGAAAGTACAGAGAAGTTTTTTCAGATAAAAACGATTATATCAATAAAGTTCCCAACTATATCCGATGTTGAAATTGTGAAACACTGTGGTTCATCATCTATCACGATTCGTTTCAAAATAGACGGGGTTGAATCAAAATCTGCTTGGATTGAAATCTATCAAGATACTTCTTTTGAATTTGATGAAGATGAAAAATGTTTAGTTGTTCTTAACCGAATCGATACAACCGTTCTAAAAAAACATGATGAACACAATGAACAAACAGCGGGGGGGTTTGAAGTAGTCGCGATGATGTTTATATATTCAGATATGGAACCTGCTGAACAATTTCTTCAAGAATTCTTTGATAACTTGTTGAGATTAAATCGTTTGATACCTGATGATGATGATACTTTTTCGGACTGAGACTGAATTTTTCCAACTCAATTTGGAAAATTATAATATAAAAATTGATTTGAATTATGCGGTTATTTTCAGTCATATACAGATATAAATCATATAATGATTTATATCTCTAGAGTTTATATATGACAAAGTCATATATAAACTGTACAGTTCAAAAATGAGCGGAATAGAAACTCAAAAACGTATCAAACCAATTTTTTCTGATAAATCGGACAAGAGCAAAAGCTTCGTCCAAATTTACGATGTAGAAACCGGAACTTTTGTAATAAAGATATACAATTATGTTTCAGAAAAGTTCTTCAATTTTGCGTTCAAGAACGAGTTCAATGAACAGCCGTCGCAATTTCATACATTCTATCGCGAAATTACAGTTCGTGTGGAGGATTCTGGATTTTATTTTCTTGGATTAGAACAAATTTACGTGTGTTTCATTTATAAAGCACGATTCGTTGTTGTTCAATTCGTTGAATATTGTTGAGTTGAAATCATCACAAACGTGGGAATGTGAATTTAATGCTGAGAGAATTTCTATCGAAAAGAACGGCAATTTCCGGATTTGTTAAGTTTTCTCAAAAAGCGACTGTTTTTTGAGAAATTTATAATTATAGCTATTTACATAGCGAAGAATTTTTTGATTTTGTCCAAAACAGATACCTTCTTACCTGTTGATTTTGTGTCCTTTTTGGAATCCTTTTTCTTAGTGTCCTTCTTGGGCTTAGTCATCTTAGTTGCGGTTTTGGGCTTCTTAGCCTTGGAGGTCTTCTTCTTAGCACCACCGGTTTGAGCGACAACTTGATTATTGGGGGCGTGAGGAAAAAGTCCATCAACTAGAGAACCAGTTGATTTATCGCTTGAAGGAGCGCTCATCGATGTGTTTGCATCAAAAAATTGCGCAGGGGCGTAAGTCGCGCAACTTTCATCACCGCCTCTCTGGGGTTTACGCTTGGTAGGTTTCTTAGCAGAAGACGCCTTCTTAGTTGGTTTTTTAGTAGAAGAAGTCTTTTTAGCAGGTTTCTTCGCGGGTTTCTTCTTAGTAGCGCCACCATATTTCTGGTTATAACTCGTCTCAAACTCTTTCCATTCTTTCTCAAAGTCGAAATCACTAAATTTTGAAGAAGATTTGTTAGGTTTTCTTTTTCCTTTTCCTTTTCCTTTACCACCAGTCAAATCAAACGTAGCATAATCTCCAGTATCATATCCTTGAATCTCGCCAGCCTTTGAATCAGTATTTCCACCTTTCATTATATTATAAACAAACAAAATTATTTTTGTTTCCATCTAATGAATTTTTCCATCTTTACGAACCTTTCCTAAACGGATTGGTTTCTCAATGTCTAAAATGTCATAAACATCTAAAGTTTCCATGTCAACTCCCACTTTCCGAATATTCTTCGGGGCCACCTTTAATGGATTCGCGCACTCCTTATCATGAAAATAGCAGAGGCTCTTTTTCTTTTTGTCGGCCCACACTAAATTATTATCATCATCTAAAAACATCGGCTCCAATTTCTTATGAACCGTCTTCGTTTTCATTTCCGTCTTCTCATAAACGAAGTCGTCCTTAATATTTGCTTTATAAGCTAAACCTTTGGCATCCAGCCCGAAACTGAAACACTTGATTTCCTTCTCATTATCCACAGCATTCAATTTACAATCGACCGCGATGTCTTTCATAATCCTCTTAATTTCTTCTGTTACGCGCATCTTCTTTTGCGCAATCTCATACATATATTCATCGGTCGTTTGCTTTTCATCGTGGGCCTTCGCATCGTCTTTTCCAACAACCGAAAAATACCGGTATACATCGACGGTCCGGTCCTTTTCGGGGAGGTCCATATGTGATAAATAGCGGTTAGCCCGTCCAATGACCTGCGACGTCCGCACATCATGCCAGTATGGTTCCATTACATGGACCTGACGAATATTTTTCATATCTAAACCCTCTGCTCCGGCGCTCGTAACCAAAAGAGCCTTCAACTTATCCCCATACATATTCTCCTTCGAATTATAAAGGTCAAGTATAACTTTGCGCGCGGTCTCCGATTCCTCACCAGAATAAATTGCGAACTTTTTAGCCCCCTCCGGATTCTCCGGCTCTAAATAGTCGAACCGCTCCCACCCATTCGCCTCCAAAACCAGTGCGAACACACCGATTCCTTCAAGCGACCGGAAAGCCGAATATACAAAAATGAGACCCTCGCTCTTGTCCATATTTTCCAGAATCTTCGACATTTTGGGGGAATATGTCTTCAATCCAGACTCCGTATTTACGAGATATGTCTCCTTTTTCGCTCCCAACTCTTTCAGGGCCTTATCGATGAGCGATTTGTCCTTCGCGTTCAGAACATCGTTCGCCCTCTTATCCTCCTTCTCCATCTCTTCCAATTCTTCCATCTCTTTATAGGTCTTCTTCTTTTTCTTGTCGAGCATCTTCTTGCGCGCATCTTTGAGGAATTTCCGGACGAACGGGCGCTCAATTTCCTCGGGGAAAGTAAAATTACTGAACTGGCGACTGAATACTTTGAAAAGGGATGATATCTTATTCTGGGACCGGTTCTTGCTCTTCGTATTCCCGATTTTCCCCAGCATTTTTTGAACAACGCTGGATTTCTCTTTTTCCATTTCAACATCTCGAATTTCCTTGTATTTTAAGAATTGATATGGGCTCATCGCAACATATTCGAAATTAACTGGGTTAACTGTGGGATAGTAAATAGGCTTCCCACCGCGGTAGTAGCTCACTATCCCGAGCATTCTCCTTTTGAGCATATCCACATTTTTAAGAACGTCGCCCTCCATCGTTTCTTGAATGAAATAGCTGTGGAATTCATCTTCGTCCTCCGGATATAAAGTGTATCGCGCCACCTCAATAAAATCGAGGCTAATTCCGGAGTCGCTCGCCATTTTAATAACGGCGCGGACCGTCGCATCATACTCGTTCCCCCGCGTATATAAATAGACATATCGCTGATAAACGTCGATATATTCAATGTCCCCCACAGTTATCAACTTCTTCCGGAGTTCTTCTAATTGGACATCTATTCCTCGCCCCTTATCTTTGACAGATTTTAGGAAGAGGGTCGGAACATGGATATATCCACGGAGTATGTTAGATAAAAGGGCGACCTCGAACGGGTAATTAATGATGGGGGTTCCACTTAATCCGACGATTTTCACATTCTTTGCTTCCATTAGCATCCGGTAAATTTCGGGGCCCTTCTTGCTTTTTGTAACCATCATTGAAATCAGATTATGGACTTCCTCGATGATAATTGTGTGATTATCGAGAGAAGATATCTTCTGTAATTGTTCGAGTGTGTTGGGCGCATTATAACTGATGAACGTGTAAATTTTGGAGTAATCTTTATCAGTGTAATCGACCCCACAATCCCCCATTAGCGCAGTTATGTAATTCGTCCGGAGACTTCCGGGGCATAAAATAATGACGTTCTTTTTCGTTTTCAGATGCTCGGCGACGGCGATGCTTGAACACGTCTTTCCACTCCCGAGACCATGGTAGAGCAATATCCCGCGGTATGGGGAATCAATTGATAGGTAGTCCCTGATGAATTTTTGGAAGGGCCGGTAGTCCCACTTTGTCGATTTGTTTTCAACCTGTTTAATCCGATATTTTATAAATTTCGTGTTTATCCATTCCGGAAATTCTTTCATATTTTGTGAAACCCAAAGCATAATTACTATTTTATATTTAGAAAAAAAATGGTATAAAAATAATCGTATATAATAAGTATGTCAGAAATTGATACTATTGTAAAAGAGGGAAACTCCCTTTCAAAAAATGACCTTGAAACAAAACTTTCCATCAAGAGGGATATACTATCGATTGTTTCTAAAATGAAAGATAATACATTCATTATGAATTTGAAAATGTTTGACTGGAAGCAGAAAATAGTTAGCGGGGAGATTACGATGACTGATGATCCCAGTCAGGCGGAGTGGCTTCTTGAACCGCTTTCCGTCTATTGCGATGATATTGAAGATAGCGCCCGATATATAGCGGATGAACTATTCCGGATGAAGCACCAATATGTAAAAGCGCGGAATGATATTTACTCCGACCGGTTGAACGTAGATGTCAATTTTGAACTGGCAGCCATCATTATTAAAACGAATCCTACCATTACGAAGCAAGTGGATTCCGTTTTACTATATGGGGCGCGTCTGAATTTCAATGGGATGTTAATGGTCCCCATACTACTCTATGAATACATGACCCCTAAATTTAATTATTTTGCGTGGAAAGAAAATTTAGAGATTGAGCCTTTTTTGTGGAAGGCGCAAATTGATAAATGGAATAAGAACCCTGATAAAGTCATATATAGTCCACGCGCTCCTTCTTATGCGACAGATATTCATAAAAGTGTGTTGGCCCTTATTCATAGGGAGGCCGACGGGTCATATATAATGACGGGCTATTATACATATTATCTTATGTGTGGGGCAGAGAATGGGCCCTATCAGGGAGATTATCACGTATATCATGAGAGGCCAGAGGATTTCATCGGCCGCATTCGCGAAGCGCACGACGTGGATGTTCAAGAGGAAGAGCCCATCTTTTATTTTGAGAAGAAGGCGTATAAGGTTTATTATAATAAGGCGCTGGTATTAACGATATATCATTTCGATTACTCGATGAATTATATTGTATGTAGCGGTTATAAGCACGTGAATTATCACGGGGTTCTTCTTTTCCTTTGTTTGGAGATGTTGAGGTCCGGTAAGAAGGGGTCCGATGATATCGGGTATTTAATAAAGACGCGAAATAACTCGAAGAGTTCGAAGTTCGAAATATTACAGAATGTTTGTTCGGGCCCAAGGACGACTCCCCAGATTGAATTTAAGAAGAAGGAATGGAATCACGAGCTCAATTTTTTTCATCGCCCAAATAAAGTAGAAGATGATTCCGATTTAAAAATATAATCATATATAATATAAATATGACGAACCAATATGAAATATATTCAGAGAAGTTTTATGAAGAACTTCCCGCGCTACTTGAAAAAATAGAAGTTGAGAATACAGATGTTCCAAATATAGGATTGGAAGATTATAAAAAACAGATTGATATTGTTGAGCGATTCATCGCGCGAAATAAATTGAAAATATATGGTGGGGTATCTTTGAACAAATTCATGCCAGATGATGATAAAATATATAAGAATCGTGAGGGTAAAATCGTTGATTTTGATATTTACAGTCCCATGCCCAAGAAGCACTGCGTTGAGTTGGGGAATGAGCTGTTTAAGGCTGGATTCAAGTATGTTGATATTCGCGAGGGGGTTCATGCTGGCGTTTATAAAATATTCAATTATTTTCAAGAAGTTGCGGATGTGGTATATATTCCGGAAAGGATATACACTTTGATTCCTTATAAGACGATGAATGGAATGAACTATGTATTACCAAAATATATGAAAATTGATATGCTGGTATCTCTTACGAACCCACAACAGAGCATGTTTAGATGGAAGAAGGACTACGACAGATTACAAAAATTAGAGAAATATTTTCCTACTGAAAAACCGAAGAATTTTGTTGAAAAGCGGAGCAAGTATGTAAAATCGGAAATGGAAAAGAAAATATACGAGTATGTTGTCAAAAGAGATGATGTTATATTTTTTGGAGATATTGCGTATTATGCTTATATGAAAAGCTCGGGACTGGTCGATTATTATTCACCGGAAGTTAAATATATCGAAATTGGCGTTCAGAATCCGTCATCTCTGTTAAAGGATTTACAGCAGTTTGGGAAGATTAAAATAAAGAAGTATCATCCTTTTTTAAAATATGTTCCCGTTCGATATATTGTTTCACCTGATAATAATGATAATCATATTCTACTTATTATTTATGAATTGAACGAGAAATGCGTTCCGTATGTATTATATAATAAAATAAAGATATCATCTTATCATTCATTGGTCCTCTATTATTATTTCATGTATTATTTGTCGGCGTGTTATGGAATTCGAGATAGAAAAGATGTTGTAGAATGCTGTTTGTATGAGTTAGATAGAGCAAAGAAATATTATTTCGCGCGAACCGGAGATAATGAATTTTCAAACAGTTTATTCCGATATTTTATAACGGCTTGTATTGGGATCGAGAAGAATTTATTGGCGGATTCGAAGGTTCGGAAGTGGAAGAAAGAGAGGACATTCACTTATACACCAGATAAAAGGGAATTTTTGGTTTTGTCGGAAAAAGTTCCAGCTGGGATTGTTTATAATATGAGCGGGGAATTTGATAAAGAGGTCAAATAGAATTACTCTCAATTTGGAAAGAATTTGTCAAAAAATGACATTTTTTTAGCTTTTATTGTATTTATCAGTCGCACATTTTCTTCTTTCAATTCCATATTTTCAATTTGTAATTGGACCATCTTTTCACCTATTATGTGTTTGTATTCATTGAATTCAGTTTCATATATTTTCTTCATCTCGGATTCTTTTGCGGTTGTAAATTCAGTTTCGATTTGTTGTAATAAGAGCCATCTCTGTTCTTCTAATCGGGTTTGCTCTTGTCTTAAACTGTCGCGATATTTTTGGAGATTGGATTCATTTTGTTTCAATAGACGCGTTTCCAGTTCTTTGAGCGCGGATTCTTTCTCTTTCAATAGTCGCGTTTCGAGTTCTTTGAGTTCAGATTGATATGAATGTTTATACACATTATATTCCGTAATATATTTTAATTGCTCAAACCGTCGCATTAAAAACAATATAATTTGCTTCATTGCGCATAATTTTTGTTGTTGAATTATTCTTTCTAAATAAACTTCTTTTTTAAATTTGAATAAATTTTCCGAATATTTCTTTTGAAGCATTTTTATTCCAATATTTTCCCATTGTCGCTCCCGTTTTCTTTTTCGCATTTCTTGCCGTGATTTTCTGAAAATGATTGCGCCACTTATTTTTTGAAGGGCCAGTCGCGCGTCTGAATATTTTTGTCGCGGTCTCAATCGCACAACAACTCCAAAAAAGAAATCGAACACTCTTTTAATTTCTTTATTCAACAATTCCTGTAATTTCGCCTCAGTCGCTTTCGTATAAAAATACATTGTCTTCCCAGTCATGATTCCTTCCCGCAGTAAAATATCTTCGAGCGCAGTTTGTGTAAATAGAATTTCGTATTTTTTATTAAACGGCGCCTTCTTCATACGGATAGGGAGTGTCTGCCTCGCTATTTTAAGGGCGCTCATTATCCCGCAATAATTCAACTGGTTCCTAACCTTTTCAACATCCCACTTTTTGGGAATGTGTTCATCGTTCGGTTTGATACATCGGATAAAATGGAGTGATGACGATTCCAGCTCATTCATCAACTCGCTCAGCTTCTGACGAAACTGCGACGATATCGTGCTAACGCCAATTGACCCCCTCTTGTTCATGGGCTGTTTCGTTTGTATGAAAAGTGGCGACGATTTCGTTATTTTCGCAATGAAACTCGAAACATCAGACGAAATGCGGTCGATATTCTTTTTGTAAAAATCACCAGTAGTGTATTCAACAGTGTCCGCATAGTGCTTAACAATTATTTTATCCCTATAAATCCGATACACTTCAACATTTTTTGGAAGAGATGTCAGAAGACTTACATCGGATTTCGCATCTAATAGCGTTTTCTCATCGAGAATCGCGAAAAAGCCGGACGGCTTCGATTGAAAAAAATCGATGATGTGGTGGTTCGATTGAAAAGAGATACTCTCGTGCGCGACCCCCTCTTCGTCAAGAAGCTTAATTTCCTCTTCGAATACGTATTTGTTGAATAAGGTCTGGATACATTCATTCGTGAAGTTGATACATAATTGCTCGAACCCATTCTTCTCGAAGACTTCGAAGCCGAATATATCCAGAATGTTGAACTGTTTCTCAGGTTTCAGGTCGCGATTATTTATCTTCCGGTTTATGAGCGCGACAACCCCATCAAATAAATTCTCATATATTTTCATAACAAGCGTATTCCGTGTCTGGGCCATCTCCGCCTCATTCAAATCGATGACGATGGTCTCCTCATTACTCGTAATCGTTTTCTTCGTCAAAACGCTATTTAGGTCTTCCGTCGTAAAACATTCCATATTCGACTCAAATCGCCCACAGAGAAGATTGATTAAAAATTCCATTATTTTCTCGAAATTAATCCATGCGTCGTCCCCAAGGGAGCTATCTGACCATAATTGGCGGAAGTTGTCCTTTTGGAGGAATGATGAATCCCAGTCGGGGCGCGGTTGCGAAATATAGGGCGGGACGTTCGATTGATAGCCGAATGTATAAAAAATATGATAGTTCGAATCCTTATTCGATACAATCCGCGTCTTTTCAAGAAGGTATGTCGTTATTTTTGAGTTGTAGTTGCCATTATTTATGTCGATTTCGATGTATTTTCCGAAACGGGATGAGTTGTGATTACGAGGGGTCGAAGCGTTCCCGAGAGCCTCTAAAATGAGGTTATACTGGAATAAATTTGTGATTTTCGCGAGGTGTTGGATGATTATTTTAGTGGTTTCCGTCTTTCCAGCGCCGGACTCGCCACTTATCATGACGGAATGCTTCATTGATTGGGAGTCAAGAATTTCATTAACCATCCGGTGAATATGGATTGGTATAGCAACTTGTTGGAATGGGTTTGCGGAAATAAGAACGCGCCCCGCATATGTGTAAATATCGTCGTTTTTATAACGGGCCTCTAAATTTGAGTTGATGTCTTCTATGTTTATATTCTCCATTTAAGATATTCTTATATTTTTTATATAAAACTAACCAATTTTATTCACTATTTTTTTTAGAATTTTATATTTTTTGTTAAAATGAATATTATGTATAAATTTATAAGCGTTTTTGTATTTTTTTTCATTATCAAGACCCAATATCCAAATAAGAAAATTACTAAATAATTTTTGAAATTTATTAGAATGCCAATTTGAACGATTTTCAGTTTTTGGAAATAATTGAATAATCAAATATAATTTATAACTATATGTTTTACATAATTTATTTGTTAAATCGTCTATGTTTGTTTTATCGCTATATAAATTTACATATAATTTATTAATCGCCTCTTTATTATATATCATGGCATGCGCGCCATATTTAACATATATTTGTAAAAAATTATTGTTTAAATAATATTTATCAGATGATTTTGCAATTATACTTCCAAGCGTTAAAATTTCAGGGTTATATATGTCTAAAAAATCATATATATTTTTTTTATCAGTATTTTTAATTTCACATACTACAAAATCTTCTTCAAGTATAAGAATTCTTTCATAATTATGTTGAAGCGCATGACTAAAAGCAATCATATACGCATCAGATATATCAGAATCTGTTTTTTGTTTTGCTAAATGTTTGCTACAATTTTTAAATCCGTAATTCCATTGAAGATATATATTTCTTGTAAATGGATGATCCTCTAATTGTCTGCGAACTCTTTCTTCATGTTTTGAACCTACCATTATCAGAACATATGTCATATCCACATTCTGAAAAATAATTTGACTATCGTATTTGTTGTGTGTGCTTATTCTTTCATGTCTATAACATTGATTATTTATATTCATAATTATAATTGAGAATTTATAATTATATTTTCTATAAATATTTATGACCATAACGTTCATTATAGTCAGTTTGGAACTTAAAAACATACGAAATTGTTAAAAATATTGAGATTACTTTACTGAAATATCCACTGAATATAATTAAAATTATAAATAATAATACAATAATAACATCATCAATACAATATCCATTATAACTATAATATATTGGTGTAAAATTAGTATATACATATAGATTCTTTATTTTATTGTTAAAATCTGTATGTTCAATATCGTTTGTTTTTTCATTATATTTTACATTATTATCAATTATATATTTTATTTTATATATACCGAATCCACTAAAAGCAGAATCAACTTTAACTAAATTTTTTTTTAAATATATTTCAATCAATTTATGCGATGGTTTTATTGCTGAAATATCATATACACAACTATTATGTGATATTGACATCCCAAATATTCCATTTGTATCTTTATCATTTTTAATTATATTGAACATATTATATAATTCTTTCATATCAAAATCTATAAAATCCAAATCTAACATAAATATATAATTACACTCCTTCCAGTTTTTTGCTTGATTTAAGACTTGATTTCTTATAAAAGCGAGTCTTCTTGTTCTATTAGAACAATTACGTTCATTAAATTTATTACACAATTCAGTTGAATGTTTTCCATCTAATTTTAGATGTTGTCCATAAATATTTTTATATTTTTTCTTAAATTTATCTAATATTTCATTTGTTTTATCAATACTATCATTTTCAACATAATATATTCGATAATTATCTAAATATAAATCTCCAAATTGAATAATCTTCATCAAATTCTTTTCTAAATATTTATCTCCATCCTTAACTATAAAACAAAAAGCAACATTATTCATATAAATATATTATATATTTATAGTAAAAAAATAATATTTTCTATATAAAATTAAATGTCATTTGGATGTAATATCGCAAAAGCCGGAACACAAGAAGCCGTTTTCTGTCAGGTCCAAAAATTCCCGAGAATTGTAGTTATTTCGAAAGCGTATGGCTATTTAGAAACACTCGAATTAAATCCGTGCGTCCCCGTCGGTAAAACGAATCAGCCGTGCGGATTCGGATGTTGCGCGGATATTCCCGACGCCTCAAAGAGACCAGTCATTCAACCAAAGTCGGGACAACCATACAATCCCAATCCTCCATTTCCTTTCGTTCCACCTGCGGAACAGATTGCTTGTTATAATTTGCGGTCCAGTTTGAACACATGTGATGTAAATAAGAGGAATTTTTATATCAATACTAATAGTTATAATAGTGTTTTGGGTCCATCTACGTAAGATTTATAATCTAAAAAAGTCTGAACTAAATTTAGTAGAAAAAATGTTTTGTTGTAGGTCTTTATCTGTTCGCATATTTTCCCGCTTTACGGGTAAATCGGTTTAGCAATACAACTTGTATATTTCCAACAGTTCTATATTTTCATCATTTTCAATCCGGTCAATACAATCTTCGATTGTTTCAATCAATTTATCTAATTTATCGTCAATATCTACTTTACTGATATTGTGATCTGGATTAAAACGGATAAATATCCATTTACCACTATGAATCATATATAAGTCATCATAACGTATTTCTTCATCTTTTTGGTCATATCCTCTATGTCCAAACTCGTCAGTTTCAACTGCTAAAATAGTATTACCTATCAATTTACGATGATCTATACGACGTCGATGTGAGCAATCACAATTACCAGTATATAATGGTCTATCATGGACAAATTCTTCAAAATTCGAATTGATCGCATTTCTAACCATAATTTCTTTTGTATGAGTGTATATAACCTGACTGCGTTTATCATCTGGAAATATACGCTTGAAACAAGTTGCACAGTATCCATCATATTTTAAACATCCACTTCTTGAATCTATCCAATCTATACAATTCGGACAACGTGTTCCGCCTCCGTGTGAGATACATTTATCGGATTTTCCTTTTGCACTTGCTTTACATGCAGGTTCATTACATCGTTTTCCGCCTCCATGTGCGACACATTTATCAGTCTTACCTTCTGCACCGGTTTTACAATCTGGTTCATTACAACGTTTTCCGCCTCCGTGTGTGATACATTTATCAGTTTTACCTTGTGCACTGGTTTTACAATCAGGTTCATTACAACGTTTTCCGCCTCCGTGTGCGATACATTTATCGGTTTTACCTTGGGCGCTTGATTTACAATCTGGTTCATTACAACGTTTTCCGCCTCCATGTGCGATACATTTATCAGATTTTCCTCTGGCGCTTACTTTACAATCTGGCTCATTACATAGTTTTCCTCCTCCATGTGATTTACATTTATCAGTTTTGCCTTGTGCACTTGCTTTACAATCCGGTTCATTACATCTTTTTCCGCCTCCATGTGCGACACATTTATTGGTTTTTCCTTGTGCACTTGCTTTACAATGAGGTTCGCTACAACGTTTTCCGCCTCCATGTGCGACACATTTATCTGAATTTCCTCGTGCGCTTGAATGACAATCAGGTTCATTACATCTTTTTCCGCCTCCATGTGCTTTACATTTATCTGTTTTGCCTATTGCGCCTGATTTACAATCAGGTTCATTACAACGTTTTCCGCCTCCATGGGCGACACATTTATTAGTTTTTCCTTGTGCACTTGCTTTACAATCTGGTTCATTACATCTTTTTCCGCCTCCATGTGCGACACATTTATTAGTTTTTCCTTGTGCACTTGCTTTACAATCTGGTTCATTACATCGGGTTCCACCTCCATGTGCTTTACATTTATTAGTTTTGCCTTGTGCACTTGATTTACAATCCGGTTCATTACATCGGGTTCCGCCTCCATGTGCTTTACATTTATTAGTTTTGCCTTGTGCACTTGATTTACAATCAGCTTCATTACATATTTTTCGTGTCATATTATTATAATAATATAAATTTGAAATTTTTTAAATCATTTTTTTGAAAACAGAATTATGTATTTTTTAGTGGTTTCAAAAATTAAATTTTTTTATATCAATACTAATCGTTATAATTTGCGATCCAGTTTGAATTCGTGTGATGTAAATAAGAGGAATTTTTATATCAATACTAATAGTTATAATAGTGTTTTGGGTCCATCTACGTAAGATTTATAAAAATGTATCGCTTTTACACAATTTATTATTTTTTGGAGAATTTTTCCAATACTTTTGATAAAAACGACGCAATTATCGTTTCATTATCAATTCGATTCATCGCTGCTTGAAAAATCATTCGTTCACGAAATTTACGTGCGGCTTCTTCTTTATTCGTTGAGCGTGTGATTCTTCCATTTTCTTTGGATTGTTGTTGATTCATTTTGTATGATGTAATGAAGTAATACCGTAAAATTTGTGCGTGTTTTTACCATCAATTTTATCTAATTTTTAATCCTCATTTTTTGGTATGTGAGCGTTTCCATTTTTCAAGTAATCCGGAAACCCACTCTGAATCCCGCTTCATAATTTCCGCCACATCCGGTGTCCTTTTATGTAATAAGTTGTATTGCACAACAAGTTCGTGTATAATTGTAATAAGTGCGCTGTGTTCCCCATGATTATGACGCAATGAAATAATCGCGCTAATTAAAGCACGATGACGCGCAATAGATGACATTTTCTTAACTTCTGAATATCCAAAATGAGAGAGGACATTGTCATCCGAAAGTGGTATTTTCTTAGGAGAAGCTTTCTTCTTACAATCTCTATCATGACAAATTGATTTTATTGCTTCTTTGTTCTTTTTGCGCTCGATCGCCACGTGTTTCTTCAAGTTTACTTTTTTACCCCCGTCCATATATGTTTATATAATATTATAAATTTTCAAAATATTGAAAAAATCACTTTCAATTAGATCGCGCTTTTTGTTGAGCTTTTGTTAGGCCCAACCAATCACGACGCTTTTTTCTTCCCGGACGTGTGCTATGTTGAGTTCGTGGTTCTCCAGAAAAGGAATAACGACTACTACCACCACCACTATAACTACTCGCGTATTTGGGAACAAATTTGTAAGTTTCACAGAATGACTCAATCTTCTCATCTGTGTCCAGCCGACTCACAACCAATTCAAGCCAAACTTCTCTTGTAAGAAGCCGGTCTGGGTTTGTAATGTAGAGCTTTGAACACACATATTCAAATGACGGCAATTTGTCGTATTTTCGACCTTTGACGTAATCAACAACAGCCTTTCGAAAATCTTCGTCAGTTGATTGAAACAATGTGAAATTGCGAGAACTGACAGAAACCGGTAATCCAAAAGGGATGTACGGAAGTTTCAAGAAGTCATTCTGACTAATGAACAAGTCATACAATGAGCAAAACAAATCGATTTCAATTGGAAATCCAATAATTTCTTTAAGTTTCTCTTTGAATATTTCATTCTGTTCAAGTTGTTCTTCTTCATTCAAACGAACGCTGGTTGGATAAAAGGTTCCATCTACGGTTATTAACTTCCAACCGATGAGGTTCCGATATCCAAGCAACCTCATTTTTCCACCATTCTTGTCTTGGTCCTCTTTATTACAGTTGAGAAGTTTCATCGAAACCTGAATAAGTTCAAGATGTTTCTTGATTTCAGATGGTAATTTGACACCCGAAATCTCCAACAGTTTCTTAATCTTTGGAAAATAAGAGATGTGCATGAGAAGTGGGTTCTGCGCAGATGTTTCACAAACACACGCAGATATAACCGTGAAAATAAGCGCATTCTGAATGCTCATATTGTCATGAGGAAACTCGGTTGATGGGCCACACAAAGTAGCACAAGTCGTTGAGTTCTTCAATCTCCATTGGATTTCTTCCTCAATTTGAGGCTTGAACTCTTGAAGAAATGAGACCGATAACATACGGAGGGCAAAACAGAAGTAGAAAAGGTTGGGGTTTCCGACCTTCTTTCCATTGAACAACAGCTTCGCAAGCGCAGAGTCGTTAAATTTGACAATTGATTCTTTTTGTTCATTCGTCGCTTTTTTCGGAAATATGAGGAGTCCCGCATCACGCATTGAACCTCGTGTAAGAGGATGCGAAAGATTCAAAGCACTATTAATTGAATGTTGAACCATTCCAGCAAACCCATCCAATCCAATTAGAGTCATAAAGATTCCATCATTGACACCCAACAACATTGGAAATTTCCTCATCTGAGAAAGATTTCCTGATGGAAGTAGTGAATCACCTTGCGCAATTGGAACAATTGCGATTGTAAGTTCTCCGGAAATAGGATCCTCAAAATCAAATGAAAGATTTTTAAAATTCGGGTCATCAAAATTACAAGGGTCCTCGATTGCGCAAGTAGCAATATTGACTTCTTCCGCAACACTTGCGTTCGCAGCAGCCAAACCAAAAATTCCACCCCCAGAATTGTGTAATCCGGATTTAATTCCAAAATCACTCAATCTTTTTGTGAGGTCGCTTTCAGTTCGAATAAGATTCGTAAGTGGGTTTCCATCCTTCTCTTTTTTCAAGTGAAAATCGGAAGTCATCTTCCTGACGCATCCCTCCAAGACAGAAAACGATAGATCTTTTTTTTCTATCTCAGCAGTAAATTCAGCAAGAACTGGATTTCCTTCTGGGGGAGCTCTGTCCAGCTCTTCTTGAAATTTGCGCATAAGTCGCTTAATTTCTGAGCGAAGTTTTACAACAATCCCGTCTGTTGGAGAACAACCGAGCGCAAGATTGTGAATAGACTCTTTCAGTTCAAGCGTGAAATCAGAAAGTTTCTTCATATCACGAAGCTTGTCAAACAATTTGAAGTAGTTTTCCGTTTCTCGTGAATTCAGGGAACCATTCTGTTCATAGATTTCCAAAACACATGGACAGTCGTATTTTGTAAAAGCAGAAAAAATCGATTTGTCAATTGTACCGCCAGTATTAATCAAAATGACTTTAATTTCCTTAAATTTGTGTCCAAATGGAAACCGCGCGTTCATTGCTTTACAGAAACTCAGCGCACTTGATGAACCAATTTGTCCATCAGAAACAATAATAAGAGTATCATTTTCATCAAAATTCAAAGGGATATCTTTAATAAAGCATATTGGATTTGTTCCACCATATCCTTTTTTTGACATGATCCAACTCAGAATTTCTGGAACTGAGCAGATAGTTGACTGGTCATCCCAACGAATAAACATTGAATTTTTTGGACATTTGTCAATTATTCGAAGTAGAATCGGGAAATACATGATTGAACTAGCATAACCAACAGAACCGGAACAATCAAATGCATAGAGTGTTCTTCCTTGTTTTTGATGCATCGATTCAACAATTTCACAAGCTTGTCCTTGAATCTTGTTTAGTCCGGTGTTTGAAAGAATTTCACGCGCATCTTGTTCAGATGCGATTTCATCAAGAATCGCATCTTGTTCAGATACGCTTAAGTTATCAAGAAACGCATTTAAACGAACGCCAGCTGAAACCAAAGCATCTTCCAAATCGTTTGGGTCTGGATTTTGTATTTTTGTTTTAGGTAAATTAAACATTTTTACTTATTTAATCACTAAAAATAAATCTAAAAATTATTTCAATTTTTTTATTTATTTATTCCCATATTTATAGCTATAATAACTTATGAAATTCAGTATAAGTTTAAATACAACAAAATTTCCATTGAAATGAATCTTGTAATTCAAATCATACGCATCCCATATCTTTTTCTTATCGCTGAAACCTAATGTTCCCAAAAACCACAAATACATTTTAACAGAGCGCTCCCTCTTTTTTTTATCGCGAATATGTATTCCCCAATTCTTTTGATTTTCCGTCCCTCCATAAACTTGAATAATTAGTGGTAATTTATAAGAATACATTTTCAGATAATCATTAGTTAGAATATCAACATCAATCGCAGTATTCATCTTCTGCGTGAGCAAATTATACAATTTCTGAATTCCGACATGATTATAAATAATCGCATGTGTGCCCAATTTTAGTTCGACCTCTTTAAAATTTCCTACCATTGCGCCCGTTCTCCAAAGGACACTCCCCATTAATAAAGCCTCTGGTTCATGAACTGTTAAAAATGATTGAATATCACGTATTACATCCTTATCACCCAACTTAGGGCTAATTATGAAGTCCTCCTCAAATACTAAAATCCGCCGGTAATTGTTCTGGATAGCATTCCTCAAAAAAGTGTAATTGCTATCGACTAAATCGGCGACAGTGTCCTGTCGCGCAATCGACTTCGAACACCGTTTAAATCCAGTGTTCTTTTGAAGAAGAATCCGCTGTCCCAGTGGGTATTTCGCAAGTTGGTCTCGGACGCGCCCCTCATACTTCGAATTGTTCATTATCATAACGTAGACACAATCAATCATCGGAAACATCGGCCGCCCACTTTTTAATACTTCATATGTATAACAATAATCATTCATTTATTGTTATATAATAATATTATTTTATTTATCCTCTTGGAATAACACGAGAATCCAATTTCTCCATATTCTGCTCAACCTGCGTAACCTCAAACGTATATGAAATCTGCTTCTTCGCCTGAATATAGAAAGCCTCATAAGGTCTATAAAACCCATACGGTGGGGACCTCAAATAGTCCGGTATATTCTCAAATGGATACAGCACCTGAAAAGTGAGTTGCTCTGTCAGCTCCCCTCCGACACGCTGTCCATTTTGCGCAAGGAAACATAAGCGGTCCTGATCGTTATTACCGTATTTACGGACCTTCACGAATCCTTTTGTGGTTATCGGGCTCGTTGGGTCAAAAGCCATTCGCGGTTTTAATTTCACATAAATTCCACTGGTGTCAATATTCTCAATGTCAAAAATATACTTAGAGTTGATAACAATCAAATCCCCAACCGACAAAAATGGTCTTATATCTAACCTCTTCTCAACTCCATCATTCATCATATAAAAATAAACGACTGGATAATTATCAAAATTAATATAAATATCATCGTTTAATTTAATATAGTTCGATACTGGGTCGCAAGCAAATATACTATAAAATAAAATACGATCGCCCGGAAAGTTTCCTGTCGCGCATATCTTCTGACCACCATATGACGGGTCCTCCGCGATGACGGTTATCTTCGTCAAATGACTACCCGCCGGAAGGGGACAATAGCGGTCCCCCACGACCTCATCGCCCTGCTCAATTGATTGAATATAAACCTTATCGATTCCGACATTCAACAACTGATTAAACCGCGTTACCAATCGGAGAGTCATCTGCGATAATTTGGCGAGTGTCGTCGGGTAAAATGTCTTCCCCTCATAAGAGACCGTCTTCAAACCGACGAATTTTTTGGTAACGCCATATAATTTGTCGTAGTTCAATTTCGCAAGAGCCCTCCTCGATGCGAAGCTCGTCCCATCATATGCCCCATCAATCTCATCCACCACCAAAAAATAATACGGCTCATCCAATACATCCACATTGATTCCATAATTGTTCTGATATATTGGGCCATATGGATACGATGGGAACTGATTGGGGACCAGCTTATTCTCATCAATTCGAGGCCCATTGAAATCGTAGGGAGGCGAACCTCCGACGTAAATCGTATCCAGAGGAATCTGCGCATCCAAACACTTCAACTCCACAATGTTCTCATAAATATTCTCTAACTTAGCGCCCTTCCCGCCAACATTCTGATAAACGACAGCCTGTTTATAAATAACGACGCCATTCGCATTCAAATACGACGGGACTTCCACTACCTCATCAGGTTGCTCAAAGCGGACCTGAAAATTAGAGGGGGATGGATAAATCTCTAAATCGCGTTGAAGACTATCCACAGTAATATAATATTTGCGTGTCTGATAGTTCATCTTTTCGGGAGGAATGAGCCCGTAATTCAAATAGGCGTTGTTGCTCAGTTGATTGCTCAATATCAGCTCCTTTTCTGCGTTCCGGCGGTTCTCCTCCGCAATGCGCTCGGGCTTCTCATTAACTAAAAAAGTCTCCATAATCGGCTTCTCACCGCTAACGGCGGAATCATAATTTCTTACGGCACTTGGAGTCATCTGTGAAGGGGCGCTCAACCGCTTTCCAATGACATCCTCAACTTTGTTAGAGGCGTCCAGTGGTCTATCGAGCTTCCCATCCTGCTTATATTGGGTCCGCAACTTGGAGAAACGGTCGGATACGTCATTGTTCTCGAACTCGCGCGTCGTGTTCTCACCTCGTAAATTTGCGGTTGATTTGAATAGGGATGCGAGTGTATCTCCTCCTTCGGCGTCCTCTAAATTGTTGGCGGGACTAAGATTTGAAAAAAAGCTGGGATTATTAGAGGGGCCATCATCACGGATAAAGTTTTGGCGCTGGTTTCCGATGGGCTTTCCTTCCATAAAACGGGTGGCGCCAATATCGGGCTCAATCTCTTTCATAGTCTCTTTCGTCATTAGCAATTGATTCTCATATGTCGTATCCCGATTCTGGTAATTATTCCCACTGTAAATATTCTTCTGGTTCGCAAGAGGAGGCGCATAATTCTGGGACGGGTCAGGCCTGACGGATTGTCCCTCACGCTCACGCTCTTTCTTTAAGCGCTCGAAAGCATCCATTGGATTTTCCTCTGGTTTAAATATCGCATTTTGCGTTTTATTTAAGGAGCCCTCTTGTATATTTCTGACGACTTGCGGAAGAACTAACTCAACTGTTTTTTTATTAAGTGCTTGACTAACTTGTCTTGGATTTTTACCAAATTTGTCCTTGTTTTTCTCGAATAATTTACCCATTACTTTTTGAATATCTTCTAAATAATATCCTTCTATATTTACTCCATACTGTTGCTTAATATTGTTATATATAACAGAAGCGACTGAATAAACATTTTCTTGATTTAAATAAGACATATTATTATAATATATTATTACAAAGTTTTTTAAACTAAGAAATTATGATTTGATTTATAAAAATAAAAATTTATTTTAATTTATCCAAAACGGCGGTCCAACCAGTTTCCCTGACATCCCTTATCGCAAAATGAATTTTGGCTGTCGCACATAGTCGAAAAATTATTTCCACATCCAATACACCTCCGTATCTCATGATAAAGACCGAATGGCTTATCAATTGGTTGATTGAACTCCGGTTTCGCAAAATGAGAGGATACCATAGCATGATGTTTTTGACAGGCTCGAATGAAGTTGCAGTTAAACTTGTTGAAAAGTGGTTGATTGCTTTTTACAATACCAGCAAATTCAGGCTCACCACAGACAACGCATTTCTTTGACAAGTTCCACATTGGATGGTCAAAACATTCACGGTTATCTTGCGGAAGCATTGACAATGGATTCTGCTGTTCTTCCATACCAGTTTCTGCATCAGTCGCAAAACCACCAACAGGTGATTCTTTTTCCACAGCTAAAACCGGAAATTCTTCCATACCAGCTTCTCCTGCGTCAGTCGCAAAACCACCAGCCGGTGGTTCAGTTCCAAAGTATAAATCGCCATTTGGAAGTTTTCCGATATAGATAGACGATGATACATCTTCAATAGGTTTTTCTTGTTCTTGATAAGACATCTTGAAGTTTTTAAATCACAAAAAAATGTTGTGTTTTTACCATCAATTTTTATAATTATTATTGAATATTGATTTGATTTATAAAAATAAATTTTTTTTTATTTTAATTTAATTTTTAAGACTGCCAAGGATGATCATAGTTCGAATGTATTAAGCAATAATACTCATATACATCTCCATATGGATGATAAACATCACACTTGCATATTGAGCATTTCCTTAGATAACCTTTGCGTTTGGATGAATTAACAGCTTCTTCACCGCCAGAATGAGAATTACTTGTTTGTGGCGCACTTTCTTTTAGATAAGTTCTCTTTCTTTTTAAACCACATCGTTCTTTACTATCCATAATATGCCAAAATAAATCATCACGATTTTGAAAAAACGTTGGTTTTTGTTCCGGTTGTTCCGGTTTTTGTTCCGGTTGTTCCGGTTTTTGTTCCGGTTTTTGTTCCGGTTTTTGTTCCGGTTTTTGTTCCGGTTGTTCCGGTTTTTGTTCCGGTTGTTCCGGTTTTTGTTCCGGTTTTTGTTCCGGTTTTTGTTCCGGTTTTTGTTCCGGTTGTTCCGGTTGTTCCGGTTTTTGTTCCGGTTGTTCCAGTTTTTTTTCCAGTGGTTGAGACATTTTGAAACTTTAAATCATAACAAAATGTTCTATTTTTACCATCAATTTTTAAACTCGTTCTTGAATATATATATAATAACCTTCTGATATTCTCTCACGAAGGAATTTACCAGCATCCAACGCTGACATATTTGTAGCGTATTCAACAAATTCTGGGTCTTTCTCTTCTTGCTTCTCTCCATTTTTGTGCTCCCCGTGTTCGCTCGCGCAATGCGCTCGCTCCCCGTCAGCCCCAATCCATTCAAACTCATAAATAGAGAAATCATCACCAGTCTCGCAGTTATCCAATACGACATAATAGCATATGTTATAGCAACGTAAGATATACATTGTTAAAACACACTCAACTGGAATTAATTCAAAACTTCCTTTGAAAATTTCATTCATAAATGGAGCTACTACCCAATTATGACCGTAAAATATGAAACTCGGAAGCATTGTTGGAATTTCAACAAAATCTTCTTCATCTTGACTGACATCAACCTCTTCCTCTTCCCGCTTAGAAATGTTTTCCTTAATCTTTTTTAGAAGGCTCATTTTTATAACTTATAGAAATGAAACTGTTTTTAAATCATTTTTTCTTAGAGCAACTCTTCTTCGTCCCTAACGCATTCATACTTAACGCTATTATTTTTGACCTCATCTTCTGCTTTCATGTTCAGTATTTTAAAATATGGGATTTTAGTTTCCTTTTCCAGCTTCTTTATTATTGAATGAGGATAGTGTATTTTAATATATCCGTTCAAATATTTTTCAGAAACATTGTATCCGGCATTCTGGAATTTTTTAGATTGTGATATATTAATATTCATGAAATACAAAATATCTGGGATTGATTTTTCCAATACCTTTTCATTAATTTCAATAACGACACTATTAATAATATTATACTTTTCACGCTCACCTCCAACAATAATATATAGAGATTCATCAAATACATCCTTCTCAACTTTATCAACGTATTTAATCGTTTTATTTTTCAAATTATCGCCCAGTTTTTTGATAAAATCAAAAGCTGAATATCGTAAAGTGTCCCCCATTATATAAACATAATGAATTTCATTTTTGGATATCATATTATAAGCATAATATGGGATATAACTTTCATGAATTCCATTTAATGTGAAATAATCAACCAGTCCAAATTTAATCATACTCATTTTTTCATATGGATTCTTCGGACAATCTGATAAAAATCCACTGATGCGTGGGTTTTCCGTTTTATCAATCTCATATAATTTAAAGGCCCCTCCAACAAGATACTGTAATAATTTATAATCAACATCAATCCGATTCTCAAATATAACATTTGTCATATTAATAACATCTTTCCGAATAAGTGATATTTTATCAACGCATGAATAATTCATTAATATCCCAAATTTTTCATAAAATTGCTGAACTGCGTTATACTCCTTAAAGTTCTTAATTGTTTTCTTTTTTGTTTCTTCTAAGTTCTTTGCGGTTAGATGCGCAATTGGGATATCTTTATTAAAAACGCTCGATTTTTTTAATGGATTACATATAAATTGTGATGAATTTCCAAAAAAGAATAATTTAGATAATCCATCGATTTTATTAACGAAACGCAATATATCATTTGGATAGACATATGATTCATAAAATTCATTTGAAACTAAATTATGTAATGGAATAATTTTTATATTTGAATCAAATATCCCATTTAATATAAATGGTGTCGGCGTAATAATATAAATATTTCCGATACCTTTCACTGACTGACGCGTTTTTTCTAAATTAATGAAAAAATCGTAATTGCTGCTCCTATCTCTCTTTATTTCTGCGCGTATCATTCGTTGAATTGTTTTATTCATCTCAATTTTATGTAGAACTGTTTTGGTTTCTATTTCATCAATTATTTTTTTTGAATAATGTATATCATTGTTATCAATATAAAAATAAACTAAATCTATTTTATCATTCTTTAATGGTTGTATATTGAATTTTTTATAAATTTCATGAATATTTTTTAATGTTATGTTCTTATTTGAATAAATATTCATAATCTCTTGAATCGAATTCTCATATTTAGTGTCATTCTCTAATTTTATTTTCTGATTTTTTAATTCCTCTAAAACACTCATTATAATTTGTTCTGGAGTTTTCTCCTTTTCTTCCATCTGTTTAATATTTATATTTTCTTTTTCTATTTTTATCGAATCATCCAGACATTTTTCAAAATATGAAATCAACTCTCCAACCGTCGGCACTTCTCCAACAGCGGGCGCTTCTTCAACTGCAGGAGCTTCTCCAACTGCGGGCGCTTCTTCCAAAACAACAACTAATTCATCCGATTTTTCTGACATTATTTAATTGAATAAATTATTTTTTTGGTTTATCCTTAGTTATAATTTTCTTTTTCGGAACTTTCTTTTTTTCGGGTTTCGAAGCTTTCTTTTTTCCTCCTCCACCTTTTTGTCCCCCAATATGAGATTCCATATTTTTAGGAGGGCGATATAAATAACTTCTTAAAAGATTCACTTCTCTATCAGTTATCACTTTTTGTTCAATATCTTTCAGTGTTTTTCCCTTTAAACTCTCTATCAAGAAATTCATTGAATACATTCCACATTCACTTCCTCCATATTGATGTCTCTTTTTATTATATTCATACACATGTTTACCCAATTTTATTCCAATCATATTTATAAAATATTTTATATCTTCCGGAGGCTCGCTAGCAGTGCTATCGTAATAAGTTATTAAACTCTTCGGAATATTTATATAAAGAGCAACCCAGTGGCTTCCACTCTGGTCGTGGCGGTCTAAATTGAAGACAACGCCAATATAATCAACCCCTTTTGATTTTAGACCTTTAATATCTAAATCAGTAAGTTCACAATAAATATCTTTGGGACAATCCACTGGAACAGGACCAAAAAAACGAAAATTATTATATTCTTTTTCATATTGAACCATAACCTGACTAATATCAGGAGTGCTTAACCACTCATATTTATTTTTAACCCATTCAATTGGCATTGCTGGACGAAATGTTTCTTCTTTCATTTTTTTATCAGAATCTACGTGGTCCAACCAACACCATTCAGTAGTGCATACCGGAAATAAAATTTTTCTGATTGATTCCCACAAAGCATTCTTCGATTTGTTCAGACCAATACCAGCATTTTTTTTATGATTCAGCGATGACGCCATTTTTATAAGTTGGTCCTTTGAATAACAAGTATGGTCCTTCGATTTATTTGCGGGGGCGCAGTTCATTAGTTATTTAAGAGATAATTTTTTTATTTAGCTATATTATGGATGTTATAATTCCATTTGGTATAAAATATAAGAAATGCTCTAAAAAAAGTTATTCCGATTTCAAAAAACTACAACTTATTCCATATCTTGAAAAAAATATCATCGAAAAAAACACGGAAGTCGCAATGGGAATAATAGCAGAAATACATAGTTCATCTTATTACACCGATTTACACACATTCATAATCTCATTTTACTCAAATAATCTTTTATTAAATTTATCAATCGCTTCATTTATAGAGGAAAATCTCAGAAAATTTAGTATGATTTCAGAAACAACAAAAAAGAAATATAGGAACGACGCCCTCATAAATTCAAATGAAATCAGGAATATTTATTCATCAATTTTCATTAAATTTATAGAAGGGAAACAACCGAAATTGAATGTTCATCTCGAAAAAAACTGTAATAAAGAAGAAGTATATCTTCTTCATTGTAATTTATCAGAATTTCCATATATTGAAGATGATAATCATACGCAATTATCGCTTCTTATGTCCCGTGGAATCCGCGAAATCCTATTCTTCCTAAAAATGGAAATCGATAATTTAAATACGAATATTAGCATTTTTATAAACAGAAAAAATGTCGAAAAAATAGTTTATTGGTTGTTGTGGCTATTAAAAATAGAATTAATTGAAAAAAAATATGTTAATATGAATTATAAAATAACATCCAAATATGGGGCTCTAATAGGTAAAAAGATGAGTTGGATATTATTTATTTGGGATAAAATATGGCAGAAATGCGAAAAGAACGATTATATAAATAAACCAATCCTTAAATCATTAACAAACCTTTTCTATTATAAAAAAGAGGATATTAAAAATAGGGCTGGAATAGTGGCGGTAGCCCTCCTAATCTCTTTATCCCCTATAAAAATAAACACATCAAGAAAAATATCGAAACTGGAAATATTCACGAGTTTAAATGCTAACCAATTTTACAAAAATATAAATATCGATACTGATAATGATGAACACTATTTAGGATTATACAATGAATATAATAATAAATCTGATTCAAAAGACGTAATGAAACTGAGTCATGTCGAAAATAAAATGGATTTTTTAAATGGGTATTTACCAAAAGTAAATCAAAAACCAACGAATAAGAAAAATATTCTTGATTATTTTTCTAAGGAATAAATAGTATAATGAATCCGAATGTAGTAGATTTTGTAAGAAAAAATATAACGAATCAGGGTATAAGCTCTGGCTCAAAGTTTGGATTAATTTTTACTATTATTTGTGGTTTTATTTTAATTGGAGGAATAATTTATTTATTTGTTTTCTCATCTTTAAAATTAAAAAAAGATCAAAATGAAACAACCGGAGGAAAAAGCATAGAAGATAGAATTAATCTCGGATTGGAAGTATATAAAAATTATTTCAATATGAATCAACTTCCACTTCCAGAGAATGGAATATATTTTAATGTATATTATAATCAAAAGAAATATTATGGATTGCGAGATTTTTTCTATGCGTCCTCTTATAAATCATATCTTCCGTGTGGTTATACAGATGACGTTGTAAGTTATAATGCGATAAGAAGCGTTATATTAAATGGAGCCCGTGTAATACATTTAGACATCTTCCATTCAGGAATTAGTCAATATCTAGAAGATTCTAATGTAATTGTTGGAAATGTAGTCGATGGTAAATTAACATATTTTAAAGAAACAAAAGACCAAAAACCAATTGAAAACAAACATTACTTAATTTTTGAAAATTGCTTAAAGATTGTGTATGATTTAGCATGGACAAAGGTCAATACACCATTCTTCATTTATTTAAATATGGAATTCTTACCAGACCAAAACTTCGAAAATAAAATGTTCAGTATTATTCGTAACATATTAGCACCGAAATTCCTTGATAAATATTACGGCTTCCAGCGTGTTAATTTAGGAAATATTCCCATAGGAAAAGCGATGGATAAAGTCATCCTTATGACCAATCGAAAACCATTGGATCCAATGCTTAATGAAATTATAAATGGCGTTATGGCCCCATCGGCATCGAATGTTATTTTACACACAATTACAAATAATTCACTTCAATACGGAGGAATAAAAACTGT